TTAAAATTGTATTATTTTATTAGCGATATCTTCTACAAATCGCTTATCGTGTTCCACAAATATGAGTGTAGGCTTTGCTTCTTTTATAATTTCCTCAATCTGTATTCTTGATATTACATCTATATAATTTAATGGTTCGTCCCAAACAAATATATGAGCTGGCTTTGAGAAACTTACAGCAATTAAAACTTTCTTTTTTTGTCCATCACTATAATTCTTCATATCCATTTCAAATAATTCTCTTGAAAAATCTAATTTTCTTAGAATTGTTTTACACAATGTTTCATCAACATCTTGCTTGTGAATATATTCATTTAGGCTACCTGTTAAATTAGATGTGTCTTGAGGAATATACGAGATTTTTAAATTACCTGCTAATTTTATCTCACCTGTATACTCGTGATTTATACCTAATAAAATTTTAATCAAGGTTGATTTTCCGCTACCATTACCCCCATATATAGCCACTATGTCGCCTTGCTTTATCTCGAAACTTACATTACTTAATATCTGTCGTTCTCCATAGTATGCTGATAACTCGCTAACCGATATTAGAGGATTTTTATGATGATGTAATGGATGCAATAATAGACTTTCCTTTGTTTCGATATCTTTTAGTAAACTCTGTTTTTCTTCTATTGCCTTGTTTTGTCTATTCTCCAAATTCTTAGATTTTTTCATCATCTTGGCTGATTGATGACCTATATGTCCTTTGTCTGGTTTTACACCTGATACTTTTACACCATTTTTAGTATTTTCAATTTTATCAGACCAAATTTGACTTTGTCTTGCAGACTCTTTTAATCGTTTAATATCTTTTCTTAATCTCTCATTTTGACTAATTTCAAATTGGTCTTTCATCACTTTGTTTTCATACCATGATGTAAAATTTCCCGATTGGACATCAATAGAATTCCTGTTAATAGAAATAACATGATTGATACAACCATCTAAAAAATCTCTATCATGAGATATAAGCAAAAATCCTTTTTTACTTTTCAGATATTCACTTACAATTTTTCTTCCGTCCATATCTAAATGGTTTGTTGGTTCATCAATAAGTAAAAAGCCATCTTCTCTTGTAAACAAAATAGCTAAAAGGATTTTTGTTTGTTCCCCTTTAGAAAGCGTTTCAAACTCTCTGTAAACAAGGTTCTCATCTACATTTAGCAAACTGAGTTCTCTAAATAACTTCCATTCTTCATCATCTGATATTAGTTCTTTATATAACTCAATTCCTAATTTTGAAGTATCGCTTATATTTGGTGGAAATTTAATAAATTCAACATCCTTGCTTATTTTACCTTGATAAGTTTCTTGATTTAAAAGTAACTTAAATAGAGTTGATTTACCGATTCCATTTCTTCCTATCAATCCCGTTTTCCAGTTTGTATCAAAGGAAAACGATACATTTTTAAATATGGGTTTTACATATCCATAATATGAGAAAGTGAGGTTTTCAATTTTAATTACTGACATAAAACGCCTCCCTAAATTATCATTTACCGCCCGGGTGCAAAGTGTGTGCACCTTTTAACGTTTAGTTTTTCATGTATTACTACGGTTATCACTGCTTTGCTTTTCAGTCATTTCAATTCTCGATTAGGTAATTTTCCAGTTCTCAAAGCGACAGTAACAAACTCAACCTCTTGCAAGCACTTCTCGCAAAGTTCATAACCTTCATTGAAATTCACTCTTGACCTAAATGTGCTAGCAATGAATTCGCATGGTGAGGTGATCCTTTCAACTACACCGCACCGTTCGCACTCAGCATACACATTACCATCCTTAATCGGAATAAACATTCCATGATCTTTCTCATTTCCCATGACGCTAACATCTTCGAAATCATCAAATTTTACATAGAGCATATACGGCTTCCTCCTTTATCGGTATGTCTATATACGCTCTAATTCCAACTTATATCAAGTTTTATTGCTTCTTTTTTGATCTATATGTCTGCTACTTCGCAATAGCTTTCCCATTAAGACAGTGCACCATGTAATGCGCAAATCCATCGTTTTTACAATTTACCTTCTTCTTATCTGAAACCTCGGTGACACCATTCTCACAATCTACTTCAAGGCTTGCATCCTTGGTGATTGTTCCTTCTAAAATACTCATGCCATTTAACGTATCAAGCGTACAAACATGAGTTACTTCTACGTTTGTTGCTGAAGCCAACCCATTATAACATTTAAGAAAGACATCATCCGCCTTCAAATTAACAACTTCTACCTTGCCATTGTTCACTTCTACATAAAGCTTACCAATCTCAATATCCGTGATGAGCACTTGATTAGAATCAGATTCAACCTCACAAACTTCCACATCATGTGGCAAACTCACAACAATTTCAGGCATACCCTGAGTAAACCACCTCAACCAATTCGAAGCTGAGACTTTTTTAGTTTGAATAAGCCTTATAACATTTTGCGCTTCCTCAACCCTCAATATATCTTGTTCACAGTTAACAAAGCTCACGCCAAAGGTATCAGCACGTTTCACCGTTAAACGAACATCTTTCGTCTCTGCGATAAACTTCTTATTACCCATTTCCTTAAACACCTCCTCGTGCACATACTAATAATCAGGTTTCATTTTAACTTTTGAGCTATATTTTCTCACTTCACCAGCTGGGTGCAAAGTGGCGAATCGACTTGCATGAGCGATTAAAACATAATTCGCGAATGCACTTCGATTCGCTGAGCTTGCTCAAAGTTGAAAGCACAGTGTGCTTTCAACGCAAGCGAAGTACGTTAACATCCTGTGCACTCGACCCTAGAGCGTTGACATGTTCCCACATACAGCAAAATCACTCTCAAAGACCGCAAGAACCCAGCTTAAAGCTGCTTCGCATCAAACCTTTTAACGATAGACCCTGCAAACCCCTGCTACACAAGGGCAAATTTGCACCCACCTATTAAGCCTTTGACATCAATACAACGCTCTCGACGTGGATTGAGAGAACTCCAAGTATAGCTACACTTTTTTGAGTGCACACTATGGATATTGGGTGCACTTTTTAACGATAGGAAAAGCTATCGTTAAAAGGTTTAAGATTGGCTTAATAGCTTGATTCTTGAGCATAAAAACAGCCTAGAGAGGATTACCCCTAGGCTGACTTTTGTAACATTTCAAACGCTCACATTCTTTTGACTTTTACGATGCCCTTTCAATATTCACACTAAACTCTGATTTAAAAGTTACGCTGAACCTATCCTCGTAAACTTTTATTTTCTTGATGTACTTTCTTACCAGCTTCTCATCATACTCACTAAGCTCGTGACGCTCACTTTTCAGAAAATCTTCCATTTCTCTGATTCGTCTTTTAGCATCTTCTTGACCTGCTTTTTCTATAAGAAGCTGCTGTTTCTTACCTTTAAGCTCATCAATCTCGTTGGCTATTTTCGTGTAGTCTTTTTTAGCTTTAAGCAAGGTTAGTAGTATCGCTTGTTTGTCTGCAATTTTTTTATCAACCGTTTCAAGCTCGCTTAAGTTGTTGCCCGCGATAATTTCTCTAATATTGTTATTCAACGTATCCAATACTTCATCCGGTATACTAAACACCTTGTTTATGGCTTTCACTGTAGCAGACTGCAGCTCTTCCTCTTTTACTGTCGGAGCATCACAAGCACTAGGACCATTTTCCCATCTGGTACAACAACGCCAAACAACAGAACGCACTCCTCGATTGTTCCAAGCAATTCTTCTGTAAACATCCCCGCATTTAGAACAAACACATAAGCTGGATAAAGCGTACTTACTGGAATAAACTCTCCTTTTTTTATTCTCCTCACCACTAAACATGTTGGCTCGTCTTACCATTTCTTCTTGAACTTTAAAGAAAATATCTCTTGGAATAATAGACGCGTGGCTATCTTTTACATAATACTGTGGTTCTGTTCCATCATTTTTTATACGAACATGGTTAATAAAATCTGTCGTGATGGTTTTTTGTAAAAGAGCATCACCAATATATTTTTCGTTTTGCAAGATGGTTTTAATATTAGACAAGTGCCATTTTAAATGCCCGGCACCGTTTTTAACACCGTCTTTTTCAAGACCCTCCGCTATATCTCTAAGGCTTGCTCCTTCTAAATATTCTCTATAGATTCTTCTTACGACTTGTGCTTCCTTTTCAAGAATTACAAGATTCCCTTCATCGTCTTTTGTGTATCCTAAAAACCAGTTATGGTTGATTTGCACTTTGCCTTCCTGGTAGCGAAACTTAAGTCCAAGCTTCACATTCTGAGAAAGTGACGCGGATTCCTGTTGAGCTAAAGAAGCCATGATAGTAAGCAATAGTTCTCCGCTTGCTTCCATGGTGTTGATGTTTTCTTTTTCAAAAATGATCGGAATGTTTTTGTCTTTCAACTGCCTAACAAACTTTAAACAGTCGATAGTGTTTCTCGCAAAACGGCTAATCGACTTAGTGATAACCATGTCTACTTTGCCACTCATGCAATCGTGGATCATGTCGTTGAAACCGACGCGTTTTTTCGTGCTGGTTCCTGAAATACCGTCATCAGCGTAAATGCCGGCAAACTCCCAGAGAGGATTTCTTGAAATATAATCCGTATAATGCTGAACTTGCGTGTCATAACTTGTTGCCTGTTCTTCACTATCAGTACTGACACGACAATACGCTACTACTCTTAACTTCGGCTTATCTTTATGCTTATCTACCGTATTCCCGGCTATTTTTCTTGGTGGAATAATTGTAACGTTGGCACTCATTTTACACCTCCCTTGATTTGACTGTACGCGTATACTGCTTGCTGATAAGGATCATCGTATTTCTTTTCTATAACGCCTATTTCGTACGTAACATTTGTCGTAATTAAAGGTTTTAGCTCTGTTGTACGAGGTTTTCTTCTAAAATTGTTGGCTCTTAACTGCTGAACTTTATAAAAAGTTTCTTCATCTAAAAGACTCGGGTAAAGCGATGTTCCTAAGTACGTTTTATTTTTCAAAATATTACTAATTACAGAATGTGTTTTATCAATGTTCACCGCTCGAGCCGTTTCAGAAATCGTTCCAAATTCTAAGAATTTACGGAAAAGTTCTCTAACTTTCAGAGCTTCTTTTTCGTCTATAACCGCTTTACCGTCTACTATTCGGTAACCATATGGGATGTGTGCCATGTTTCTTTCACCTCTTCTTCTAATTCCAATCCGCATTTCAAACGAAAAATGAATTCTGTTCTGCTTTTAACTACGACACTGTCTACAAAATCCAGAAAATCCTCGTCCTTAAACTCGCTAAATACTTCTGTGACGCTGACGAACCGTTGAAGTTTTTGCGCCTCGTTTAAGTGCGTTAAGTTACCGTTTAAACTGTTGGAAAGCTGAAGTTTTTCCTTAAGACAAGTATCCATTTCCGTTTTAAGCTGATTGCTTTCCAGATAGTAGGAATCCATCTCAATGTAGCCACCGGCGAAAAGCTTACTGAGTACTTGCTCCTGTTCTTGCAACTTAGCTATTTTTTCTTCGAGTTCGATAACCTTGTTCAATCCGTCTTTATTATTCACGTTTCTTAAGCTTTTTATGAAAGGCGTTAATATTTGAGCGGATGTTGCTTTGAACTTGTTAAGCATTTGAAGAAAAGCTAATTTAACATACTCCTCTTTTACAGCTTTCATAGGGCAGCATTTAGTCTCACGTATATGCTTGGTACAACACCAAACAACATAGGCTCCATCTTTTTTATGCCGGTCGTGTTTCTTTAACCTACTATGGCAATTACCGCAGTAAAGTTTTCCTGAAAACACATATCTAGCAAGGTATTTATTACTACCGCCGGTGATATTTAGTTTTAATTTTCTCTTCTGTCTCAGCTCATGCACATTATTAAAAGTTTCATGACTGATGATAGCCTCGTGATGGTTTTCAATAACATACTGTTTTTTCTCGCCACGGTTTTTATGGCGGTTAAAATTATCGTCTGTAAATGTCTTTTGAAAAATCACATCCCCTGTGTATGTTTTATTGTTCAAAATAGCGTTCACGGTAGTCGAAGACCATTTAGCTCCTCTTTTCGCAGGAATCTTTTTAGCCGTCAGCTCATTAGCTATCACATGCCCGCCTTTACCTAAAAGTGCCATACTAAAGATGTCTTTTATAACCTCAGCTTCCTTTGGAACTATAATCATTTTCCCGTTCTCGTTTTTATAGCCATACGATGGGGAAGAAATGACATAGCTTCCGTTTTCGAACCTTTTTTGAATTGACCACATGCTGTTTTCCGAGATGGATCTTGACTCGCTTTGTGCTATGGAACTTAAGATAGAAAGCATAAGCTCTGAACTCATACGCTCGGTATCAATGTTTTCTTTCTCAAAATACAAATAAATACCGAGACCGGTAAGTTTTCTAACTATTTCAAGACAGTCAACCGTGTTTCTTGCAAGCCTACTAATAGACTTTGTAATAATCCTGTCTATCTGACCGCTCTCACAGTCTTTAAGCAGTTGTTTAAGACTTTCACGCTTATCGATTTTCGTGCCACTAATACCCTCGTCAAAGTAAAGTCCCGCATACTCCCAGCATGGATTAGACTTAATATAGTTTTCGTAATGCTCCTTTTGTACCTCTAGGCTGAGAAGCTGTTCGTCACTGTCGGTAGAAACTCTCGCATATGCTGCAACCCGTATTTTTCTAAGAGAATTATCCGGCTGTTTGGCTTCCAGTTTTGTTATCATTTTCATCATCTCACCTCACTTTCTTACAGTCATATACATCACTCTAAAAGCAGTGTTTATCAAGCTTTTAGCCCAATAATTCCTTGTAAAACGGGTGAAATTTTTCCCTGTTAAGACGGCTTATTTTTCCTTTTTCTTGCTCGCTGATAAGCCCTTTTTTAAAGAGTGAAACGGTAAGTTTTTCGGCTATTTCAAAACGAAAATCCGCCTGCATACTCTCTTTTGTCCAATCTCTGGCTTTAACATCCGTTAGCCCGTGAACATCCTTACTGATTTGCATGATGCTCACCTCCAAAACGATGTTCTATATAGCAGGCGTGGCAGCAGTATTTTCTGGTTTTATTACCGTAAGAGATAAAAGAATTTTTGCAGTTAAGACAAGTGCACTCATAGTTTGCCTGTCTTTTTACCAACTGTGTATGCTTGTTCCACCATGTGTTTCTACACGCATCAGAGCAGAAACGTTTAACTTTTCTTCCTTTGTTTTGTTTGATTGGTTTTGAACAAGATTCACATAATGCTGTCTGTGTTTTCGTAGACTGGATTACGCCTAGGCTGTTACGTTTGCAGTAGCTTTTAATCGTATTAACGGAAACATCCATACGGTTTGCAATCTGCGTATAGCTAAGGCCTTCATCTCTTAGCAATTTGACTTTGCGTTGTTCTTCCATATTCATAAAAAGGCCACCTCCTATGAGGTAGCCTTGGGAAAGAATAAAATCTGACGGTTTTTTAATCTTTTTTGTAAAACTCACACTCGTAGCCGTCAGCTCGTAAAACAAGCCCTTCTGCCCAAGGTGGTGTTCTTCCCATTAGCTCACACACGCTTTGAACACTCACATTCTTATCGGTTTCGATAATGGCTTCATCATGCACGTGAGCAACGATGCGATATTCTTTCAGCGTTTGCATGGCGTAAAGTAGAATGTCACGAGCTATAGCTTGCGTAATGTTTTCCACGAATTTAGGCCCGTAGCTTTCCAGCCGCTCCCATTTTTTAGTAGTTCCCACACCCTCATAGGTGACTGATTCGCCACCGTACTTGTTTTCTTCCACACGTGGCTTCACATAGTAAAGGCATCTTTTCGAAGGCAGTTTGATGATAAGAAACCCACTCTTGTAAGTGAACACGATATTGTGTGTTCGAACAGATGCGTGTTCGTGTACACACTGTTTTACCGCTCTGTCCACATCCCACCACAGTGTTGTCACCATCGGGTTAGATGATCTCCACGCGTCAACAAGTGGCTGAAGTTCATCCTCGGTAAGACCCATGTCGAGTGCTCCCATGGCTTTTAACGCACCAACAGAGCCGCCGTATCCAAGAGCGAGTTCCGCAATCTTACCTTTCTGCCGCAGGTGCCCGTTTACTCCGTGCTTTTCAACAGGTACGCCAAACATTTGAGATGCTGACGAGCAGTAAATGTCTTTGCCTTCCGCGAATACTCGCATACGCCATTTTTCACCTGCAAGCCAAGCCAAGACTCTCGCTTCGATCGCTGAAAAGTCTGCGACAATAAACTTAAATCCCGTGCGTGGAATAAAAGCAGTGCGGATAAGCTGGGATAAGGTATCCGGAATATCCTCATAAAGCATTTCCAACGCTTCAACATTTCCTTGTTTAACAAGACTTCTAGCCTCAGCTAGATCAGGCAGATGGTTTTGTGGCAGGTTTTGTAATTGCACAAGCCTTCCCGCAAACCTTCCTGTACGGTTTGCCCCATAGAAGCGAAACATGCCACGCTCCCGATAATCCATGCATGCAGCGTTTTTCATCGCCGTATACTTTTTCACCGAGGATTTGGCAAGCTGCTGGCGAAGACGTAAAACTTCCGCCAACTCTTTACCCACTGTTTTAAGTTCTTTAGCGACTTCTTTTTTACCAAGCGACTCCATTTCAAGCCCATGCTCTTTAAGCCAAGAGCGCATTTGTAACACTGAGTTCGGGTTTTCTAAACCTGTAATATGCTTAAGCTCACTCATGAGATGCGTTTTCACCTCTAAGTCGAGTTTTATGGCTGATTCAACGAAACGAGGATCTATTTCTATCCCACGGTCGTTGATCTCCTGGTCGAGATAAAACTCCTGCCATAAAAAGTCTGGTACGGGAAAGCGTGAGAGCTTTTCTTGAATACTCATTTCAACTTCCACATCACGCTTGTTATACGATTTAAACAGCTCCCACTTTCCCTTATCGTGAAAATACTTGTTTCTTGTTCTTCCACCGTTTACTTTCGTAGGATTACACGGCAGGCAGAAATATTTAATAAGATTCTTACCCTCAGTGAGTTTCTGCTTATCAAGACCCAGTACTGCTCCCACGTTTTCAAGCGACATGGGAAGTCCCAGGGTGGCTGACCAGATCATTGTGCAATGCCAGGAGCTTGGGTTTAAAAACAAGCTTTCACTTTTCACTGTCTGACTAGGGTTAACATTGATGCCTTTATCTCGCAGGTAGCGTGATAAGCAGACTCTTTCAAACTGAGCGTTAAACGCCCACTTGGTCACTGTTTCATCTGTTAAAGCGGAAAGCACAACCTCTGGTATGGTTTCACCTTGTGCTAAGTCAACGACTTTAACTTCACTACCGTCCACACTGTAGCCAAAGAGCAGTATTTCAAAATCATCCGATTCTGCGTACTTGTAAACACCACATTTTTTAAGGTCAACGGAGGAAAACGTTTCTAAATCTATACTCAAATTTTCCAAATTACATCACCTCCAAGTTAATAAAAGAGGTGACAGAAAACCTGCCACCTCCTTGGCTTTCTTACTTTTTGTTCAGCATGTTTTTGACTTCGATATAAAGACTGACAAGTTTTCTTACCACGAAATCAAGAAGCAATACGCCAGCAAATACTCCAACAAACCAGCTAATCATCTTCACATGCTCCTTATGCTAGAAAGTCATCATCTTCTAAAGTCGTAAAATCATCAGTTGCAAGGCTACGTCCGCCGAGTGGCTCACCGTTTCGGATTTTTTGAATGTTGCCAAGACCGCAAGCGATACCCTTATTACCGTTAGAGTTAAACGCGTAGAAGTTGATGGAAACTCTCGCATAGCAGCCTGAATACACTTCGCTGCGGTCCATGATTGGTTTTACCTGCTTGTCTACAATCTGCGGAGGAGTAGTGGAGTTTGCGTTAATGAAGTAGTGTCCTTTATACGCTTCATCATCACGCTCAATATCCCCGTCCCTCAGTGGGAGTTTAATTGCTTGCTTGTTTGGTTTCTTACCGCCGAACTTGCCGACACCTTCTTCAATCGCAGCATCAATAGCTTTCTCAATAGCATTTACTGTTTCAACATCATCTTTAGGAATAAGCAGTGAAACACTATATTTTTCAGGACCGCCATTAATAGACTTTGGCTCCCAACCGTTGAAATAGGAAAGACGCGTGTTCTTACCTGTGATAACCTTAGTTTTGTTAAATCCGTTCATTTTACTTTTCCTCCTTAAATTCTTGATTAATATTTTGAACGTTGACTTTTGCCCGCTTATCCGAGTCTGGTACGAGCGTAAGTTTTCCGGACGGTTTTATAATTAGGTCGCCCAGAATATCCTCAAATTTTTTCTTGCCCATCAGCTTTTGCATTTCTGTTAAACCGATAAGACTAGTTTTGAAAATGTCGGTAAAGCCATGAGCTTTAGCTTTCTCAATAACCGCTGTCTCGTCCTTAAACTTTCGAACTGATCTGCCTTCCACGAGTTTGAAACCATGCCACTCTTTGCCGTGGTTAATAGCTGAATCTGTGGCGTACGCTAAAACATCATCAGCCCATTTCGTTAACTGTGGGATAAGCGTGAGTACTTCTTCAATCTCACTATCCGTTAAAACAGATGGCGGTTTGAACTCAAGTTCTGCAAGTTTAAGGTTTTCTTCCGCCCGTTTACGGCACGTGGCTTTTGCCCTGCAAAACCTGCACCAGTCACCGGCTTCAAATTCGCCTTCGCCTTTGTTAGCAAGCCCTGCTTTTGGTTTAAGCACGCTTTCAGCCCAAGAGATAAGCTCCGCAACAGGTAGTGTGAAAGTTGATACGTTGTCACGTCTTGGCTGAAAAATACTCATCTCAACAGTTTGTATCTCGTACAAGCTGTCGAAAAGTGTTAAAGCTCCAAGAGCGTAGCATTTCATCTGCGGATTCTCGTAAGCATCAACCAGCACGCCTTGACCGTATTTAAAGTCGATAACCTGCAGCGTTTTTTCGCCTACAATAATGCAGTCCGCTGTACCAAACCCGTCCGGCACGTAAGCTGAAAAATCAACTTTCTGCTCTATGAGAAGGATAGGATCTTGGCAGTTAAGTTTTGCCTGCTCATACTTTTCCATTACGAAATCCACGTAAGCATCCGAGCATTCCTGCATCTCGTTTGAGTCATACTCGGTTGACGGTTTTTCACACGGACGGTTAAGAAGCTTATTCAGCTTATACTCACACCACGCGTGTGCCGCTGTTCCTTCCTCAGCCGCCATAGAAGTAGTGTTTTCAAACTTTTCTTCTAAAACAGCACTCGGAGTACACTTAATCCACCTGTGAGCAGAAGAAGGGGAAAGTAAAGCATGCTTAGTCACCTTTAATTCCCTCCGCTTCATGCAATAGGCTCGCATACTCGCTTTCAGGAATGTCTGAAAGCTTTTGCGCACCGTGCTTTACGATGAGTTTTTTCACCTCAGCTGTCTTTCCAATCTGGCTAAGTTTTGCTAAAACCGCTCGAACCTGTTCAAGACTTACCTTTTTAGTTTCAGGTACTTGTTTTGGTGACGTCTTATGTGTTGCTTCACCTTCGATCTCTTTCAGGTGACCAATCAGTGATTCAAGATCGCCAATTATCTTTTTTACCATGTTTTCGTTCATTCTTATTCACCTTTCTTGTTTTGAACCACGACTTCATCGATTCTGTTACTTGGAATAAAGACCATGATGTCTTCTTTCTTTCCGAGGAAGAATCGGATGATTTTTTCTCTCAGCCCGATAGGTTTACAACTTGCAAGCCCATCTTCTTTAGGCTTTTTTGAAACACTTACGACAAGTTTTTGTTTCATGTGCCACCTCCTTTCTAAAAGGACTTTGTGCCCTTCTATGGGGTAGCCTTGGGAAAGGTGATAATCTGACGGTTTTTCTAAAAAAGTTTTCAAAAATAAAAAAAGCCCGAGGATTGCTCCAACGTAGGAACAAGCCTCGGGCTTTACATGTTTCAAACTGTTTTACAAGAGTTCGTTTACTCGTTTTTGTACTGCATCATAATCGTATCCTGCTTGAGTTAGACGCTGTTTTCGTGTGCTGCCGTTACCCCACGTGCCTCGGATTACTTCACGTGCAAGCTCATCAACTGACTTTCTATAGGCTTTAACACCAAGAAGTTCATTAACTTTATTTTGCACGCTCGTATAATCGTATCCGGTAGAAGTTAAACGGTTTTTACGCTCATTTCCATTACCCCAATCACCGTTAATAACTTCTCTTGCCACTTCATCAATGCTTGATGTTTGAGGAGCAGTGTAAGAGCCACCGTTTTGATACCCGTTTAACCCAGCGTTTTTTATCACGCTTGGATAATCAACGTAAGCATAATCCATGTCAACTCTGCCGGCTATACCGTTAACACTTCCACTTGACGAGTATTGCCAAAGACCATACGAACCCTCATAGCTACAATGCGTGTTCCACTGTGCGATCCACAAAGCGTAACGGTCTCTAACATGAGAAGACACAAGGTTATTAGCTACTGAAAGCGAAGTGTAAAAACCTGCATAATATCCGCAAGCTTCCAGCTTGTTACAAAAACTTGTAATCAAAGAATCACAAAAATCCCGTCCACGGTTAAGCTGGCTTTTTTCTTCCAAATCAAAGTAAACAGGATACTCAAAACTCTTACCTGAAAGTATATTCACGCAGCTTTGAGCCTCTAAAGCCGCCTCACCTGCAGAGCTTGCGTACGAATACCAGTAAGAGCCCACATCAAGACCGGCTGTTTTTGCTTTACGATAGTTTTCCTCAAACCACTTGTCTTTGTGTCCGATACCGTATCCTGCTCGAATGATCACAAACTCAACGCCGGATGCTTTCACCGCGTTGAAATCAATGTCACCCTGCCATACTGATACGTCTATTCCTTTTTTACTCATGAGTATTGTCCTTTCTGTCTTTGTCGTGTAATTGTTCTAAAACGTTTTTTAATTTCTCAGGCACGGGAAGCCCCAGGTGAGCCGCATTTTCGATAAGTGAAAGTCCTTCGTTAGATAGGTAGAAGAAAATTACCGCGGTTCTAATCACGCTTCCTTGCTTAATAACCTGAAAATCTATAATGTTTGCTATGCCAACAAGCATAAAAATGAGCACCTTTCTAAAGATGCCCTTAAAACCAACACTGCTTGAAAGTTTTTTATCAATCGCCGCACACATCACGCCTGTAATGTAATCGGTTACCACAAATAAAAGAAGTGCAAGGATTAAACCATCGCACCCGCCTAAAAAGTATCCCAGCCAGCCGCCTACTACTGTGAAAGCCAACTGTAGTGTATTCCAAAATTCTTTCATTCTACCGCCTCCTTAATAAGATCAGTTACATCTTCTACCTGCATAAATGTAATAATTACCGGTATTTCGTTTGAAGGTTTATCCCCATAACAGTAAATCCGCCAATCACTGCCGATTGCCATAGTTAGTTTGCAAACCTCCTTAATATCTCCCATGCCATAAAACCTCATAGACGGAAGTCTTTCGAAGTCGATTTTTATATCAAGTGCTACATTCTGTTCCTGTGCATTGTTGGAGTAGCGTTCTTTATGTGGCTTGTAATATTTTTCGTAAAAAAAGCCATACACATAACCATCTAGTACTTCCTGCCAAGAATCAGGTGTAATAACCCATTTGAACTGCTTGGGGAGCTTAGGCATTTCCTGATGTATCAGCAGCTTTGTTACGAAATCCACGTATTCACGGTTAACGATTTCTTTTCCTCTGGTGTCCGGTATATAGGTTGGTGTTTGAACAGTCGGTTTTCCCGTAAAAGCAGGACTGTCCAGTGTGGCAAATTTTTCTTTCAGTTTTTCTATCAGCCTAAGTAAACCTTCTTTGCCTAAAAACTTGTCTGCCATAAGCTTCACCTACACAAACAGTGCATCGATTTCTTCATTGCTGATACTTTTAACATCTTCTTTTTTCACATAGCCGCTTAAATCAACTGATGTTGTACCGATTTTTTCAAACCTGTCGTTTACATAAATGTATTCATCATACGCATCGTTTTCGCCCTTGTTATCGCTTATAAGATAGATTGTTGCCTTATCACCTGTCTGAGGCAGGCTATCAACCACCTTAAAATCAATTGATTGAATGTTGCCGACAAGATGCTTTACCTCTTCAGTAAGGTCTGTCTTTTTCACATAATTCGCTGCGTCTTCCAGCTGTTCTACTTTTGTCGGTAATGCGCTTGTTTTCGCATACGCGTCAATGCCTTGAAGATTTTCTACGTTTGTCACAATGTCGGTTTTCTTCGCGTATTCTGACGCATCTGTCAGGTTTTCCACCTTGGTTGGTACTGAAGATACTTGTGCATAGTTTGCCGCATCGCTTAAATCCGTGACTTTCTTCGGCACGGTTTCCAAGGCTTTTGTCAGCTCTTCTTTTTTCACAAAGCTTTCCTTGATTTTCTTCCAAACGTATAAAAGTCCGTTGTTGTCTAAAAATTTGGTTTGCATAATAATTTCCTTCCTTATTTAAGTAGTTCTTCGAGTTCGATATTGCTGATAGAGCAAAGTCCCAGCTCTAAAAGCGTTTTATTGCCTATAAGCTTTACTTGGTTAATTTTCGGCAGGTTAGTAAGCCTGTTGTAATCTGTTGTTTCTTCGCCTGTTACTTTTATGATGCTTTCAAAAGATGCGCTCATATCTGTATTGTGTTTAAAACTTGCCTGTAGTTCTGCCATTAAATCTCACCGTCCTTTACTATTTCTTCAGCTGTTGTTCGTATCAGATTTGAAGCGATAGCCGTGTTGTCGGGAAACTTGGCTCTGATTTGAATCGTGACAATACCGTCTTGAAACAAAAGTGTTTCTTTTTGCGTGAGATTGACTGTTACAAGCGTCTTTTTAACACTCACATCCTCTAAGCTTTTTTCTAAAACAACTTTTCCGTTTTGCTTATAGCTAACAAAAAGGACAGATGCGTTTTCTAAATCCACATCTGTCCTGAACACGTTTGTAGGTGTTGTTCCTCTATACATAAGGCTTTCCTCCTTATGGTTTTTCTTCTTTTTCTGCTTTAAGTTTTAGGATTTCTTCGTTTAGTTTTTCTAACTGTTCTTCGTAATACTTTGTGTTTTCCTCACTAAAAGCAACATGTTCCATCGTGTTTTCAGCTATCACTGCTGAGCGTATGTCAGCTAAAATTGATGCGATTATCCCTTCAACCATGTAGGTCGGGATAGGGATAGTTTTTTGCAAAGACACTATCTCATCGCTTAACTTCGCTCTAAACTTTTGTGTAGCGATCGCATAGTTAATGGTCGGCTTTTCCATCTTCCACCTCCTTTTCCTCGATTAGAATATCAAGTTTGTGATTGATGTCTTCTATCATCTTTGCGTACTTACTGTTGCTGATAAACTGCTCTATTTCCATATTCTCATCAACAGTTTTAGCGACTTTTATGTCACTGTTTTTAGTACCTTCGTTTATCACAACCTCGTTTGTGTTAATAATAAGTTCTGCCATATTCATCTCCTTAGTTGTAGAAAGTCAAGTCCATGAGGATACCGTTTTTAAATACCATGCGCCCGTTTTCACCCCATCTTCTTACTTTGCCGTACTCATCCACATCAAGTACCTGCACATAATGAATGGTTGCTGTAGTTCCAAATCCTTCTTCCCACTGCGGTTTTATAACCTTGAAACCGTGGGCATAAAAGTTGCAGCCTAAATGCAAGCCGTATTCGTCATACATACCGTTTGAGCGTGAAAAACAAAGCATGGTATTCAGCTCGTCATGATTTGATGATTTTTGTTGTGCGAAAGCCATATATTGACCCTCGTAACTCAAATCAAACTCAAGACCCTTACACTCTTCAACGTAACGTTTGTGATTCGTGCCGATCATGCCGACATATGAGCCTTCACGATAGAAACGGTTACCGCTTTCATCAAAGACCGCACGCTTGTGATACTGGTCAATCGTCCCGTTGTAAAGACCTATTTGTCCTGCAGTGATTTGAACATAGTTGCTTGACTCGTTAAATCCAATCAGAAAACTGTTGTAGTTTTGCCGCATAAACGAACCGAACTCACCTTTTTTCACCATGGAAGTAATCGAGTCTTCAACAATAGAAACTTTAGATATAGCTCTGTCAGCTGTATCTTTGGCCGCCTGAATGTCTTTATCGCTGACTCTAACCCAGTCAAACTCCAGATAGCTGTCAAGACTCTCGTTTGACGTATACCGCCAGAGTTTTCTCGTATTATCCTGATACGGATCATGCTCCGACTCAGGATAGTTGCTGCCTGACAGTTCTATTATGTTTCCGGCATCGTTAGGTAAAACCGCTAAACTATCTTGAATTTCTTTCCTTGAACTGCTTTTTCTTATCGCATCAATCTTAAAACCGTAATAATCATGGCTTGAGCCATCGCTTCTAAAATAAAGCCAGAACATATTGCTTGGCACGAAGATGCTTTTATCTGCTATGTCCGCACCGCCAAGTTTCGGTAAAACGTGAATCTTACCCTCAGACTCATAGAAAACTTCCACCCAATCATAGTTTGCACTTTCCGTACGGCAATTACCGTTAAACTTAACCTCTAAACAGTCTCTTCTAACCCGATACCTGTAGGCGTAGCCTGTTAGAGTATCGAAGAAAAAATCTCCCACATGATTTAACTTCTCACTCCTGCTTGTCCAAGAGTTAGCCGGAGCATTAGAAGAGTAGGGAGTATACGTGCCGTAATAGTTACCGTTTTTCTGCTCCAGTTTTTGATTAACTGTTTCAACACTTGACTCAATCTTTCGATCCGTTACAGAAAACTTGGTGTTAACCTCGTTTATCGTATAGTAGCTTTTAAGCTTCTCATCACTATCAGAAATAGCTTCCTGTTTTGCGTCTGCGATCTGCTTTTCCACCTGCGAAGTGTAAGAAACTGAAAGTTTCTCAGCATCAATCGAATGCCCTGTAATCCTATCTCCGTAAACACGCCCGTCTAAAGTAATCGCCGTATTATAAGGTCCTGCAAAACCGTTATGGCTTCCGCCAATCCCGTTCATATTAACCTGTAAGACTTTCGTAGCAGTATTCTTATCAGGCGTATCCATATAAAGGTCTCTTAACCATCTGCCTGAATCATCATATTCTGTTACCTTGTAACCGCCTGATGTGATGTTCATCTGCGCTTTAATATTGTTGATTTCACTTTGCACACGATCGTTATCTATTTTTCTTGTTGCAAGGCTTTCTTCACGCAGGCTTTGCACAGAATTATGTGAACTTTGCACGTAGCTTCGCCTGGTTTGACTGCCCAGGACGATTTTCATCTCACCGGGTTTTTGCAATGGAATAGACTGTCTCATCACGGGAAATACCCGGTCCATGCCAAAAGGCGATGCTATGCACCTTAATCTGTCTCCGCACTCAATAGTTTCAAAATCAAGGTCAAATTCGGATAAGTCAACCGCGCTTAAGTTAAGCTCTGTCTGTTCGAACTGATTATCTTTAAGCCAAAGAGAGGCTTTACGTAACAGGTTTTCAGGAACAGCAACATCATCCCATCTAACGACTTTACAAACCCAACCAAACGCGCTCTTTGCCTGAGCGGAAACAAGATAATTTTTCCCATTATTAACGCTTGTAATATCCGTGTATTTTTTAAGAACCTCGTTTTTGCTGTTTTCACTTTCCAGTTCTTTACCTAAAGGGATAAGTGCTGTAGTAACATCTTCTGCCGATAAGTTTTCAGTATAATCAAGCATATTAAGACCAAACTCAACCGGCTGTTTCGCCATTTTACCCATTTCTTCCAAGCGAAGATAATCAAGGTACAGCCCGTCTTTTTCTCGTCTTAGCTTTAAGTATCCGCCCAGCTTATCTACCATTTTTCCCATAATTGCTTCAAGCGTGGTTTCAAAATTAGTGAACCTGTACAGGGAATTATTGGGATCTGTCACGCTGACTTTTCCGATATGAATCTTTTTCCTGTCATCCACCTGCTCGTTATGAATGTTTAGGAATTTTTCCAACAGTTGGTAAGGTGTGTGATCATGATATTCTCTCTGCGGCTGAATACTGTCTGCCAGATACGTTAAAAGACCTGCGCATACTACTTTCTTGTTTTGGTTTAAGTCTTTCTCCTGTTCTCTTACCTCTCCGGTAAAAATTTCTTTCTCATCACGATACACGCTCACCACTGATTTTCTGTTCAAAAACTTCTCATAGCAGGGATTTTCTTTCGGGCAAGTAAACACGAGCGTGCCTGCAGTGTTAAGCTCCACGTTAAGCGTCGCGTCAAGAAGAACATTCTTAGTGTCGCCCGGATAATACAAGGCTGTTTCATCAAGAGTTATTCTGTACAATTTATAACCACCCCCTTAGGTAGGAAATATCAAGTGTGCCTGTGCCTTGAAACGTAAGCGTCATATTATTTTCGCGTGTTCTAAGTTCAGGAAAACGAGATACGCCTTGTTTTAGACTGTAGGTTTTTCCTTTAAAATCAACGCTTATTGTGTTTAGTGTTTTATTAGTAAATTCAGGTATAAGCGTCATATCAAAATCACGGGTAAGCCTGATTTCTTTCCCGTCTTTAACCTGCACGTTTTTTAACGTGTACACGCCACCTGTTTCCATGTCTAAAACACTGTGCTTATAAGGGTTTAGCCTGTAGTTAAGCGTAATCGTTTCATAGTTTTTATCTGATTTAAAATCACTTACCCACACTCGACCCTGATAGTAAAAGGAAGATTCACTGTCCAATACAAGTGTTGTTTTAAGCCCGTGAACATCACGTTTAAGCCTCTCGTAAGCTTTCTGCCACACGCCTTTATCTGCGACAATGAACTCAAAACTTCCTTCACGCATCTCGTATAAAACTTCACCTGCTAAACTTTCTGTAAGATCAAAACTTCCCAATCTTCCGGGTACTTCCAGATAGCTAAACCTTGGGGATGGTAGATTAACATGTGGCTTAAGTGTTGGAACTAAGCCTAAATCCTTAAAACTATGCAACCCGTTTATTGTCATGCCATACACTTTTACCACCCCCTTGTTTTTCTTGTTTGAAGCTTGAAAAGCTCACTATCCATCTTGTGTGCAATACCTCCCACAAGCTCGCCTGAATCAAGCACAATACTCTGGTTGGAAAACTGTGGGAAATACGAGTCCATAATCGCTAGAATCTGGTTCATAACACTAAGCATTTGCGTGTTTGCTCCCGCACTCATATTCTGCAAAGTATCAAGCCCCATAATCACCTCAGGGCCTTTTTCGCCACCGCCAAGCAAATGCCCGTTTTTCTCACCGAAGATAGTAGCCCCGTTTAACAGCATCGGCTTATCCATTGCCTTCTTATACCAGTCGATAGCAAGATACGGTACAGACGGTGGTGCGAGTGAGAAGTGTCCTTTAATACTAAAATGAGGCAGTTTAATATGAGGAAGACTAAGTCTAATACCTGCAAAAAAGCCTGTTATAGCGTCAACTACTGCTTTAACCTTGTTTTTCGCCGCTTCAATCGGAGTGATGATAGCGTTTTTAATACCGTTCCAAATTGATACGGCCGTGTTTTTAATACCGTTAAAAACGTTGCCTACAACGCCTGCTACCGCGTTAAACACTGTAGAAACCGTATTTTTAACCGTGTTTACCACGTTGGTTATAACACTGCAAATTCCATTCCATATCGTTTCAGCCACTGATTTTATACTGTTAAAAACAGACGTTACAACACTTAAAATCGCATTGAACACGCTCGTAAACACACTGCTTATAGTGTTTAGCACGCTTGTTATAAACGACATAATCGTGTTCATAACACTTGTTATTACACTGTTTATGGCTTCAAGCACGCTGCTTACCGTGGTTTTAATCGCATCCCATGCGCCTATAATCACGTCTTTACAGTTTTCCCAAATAAACCTAAACGGTAGTGTGATAAGCGAAAAATAGCCTTTGATAAGCTCTACGATAAACATGAGCGCTACCGTAAGCACGTTTTTAATCGTATCCCACACGCCGGTGAAAACCTGAACTAAGCCTTGCCACACGTTTTGGAAAAACTCCGATATGTTTTGCCAAATACTGCTCACGCTCTGGCAAACACCCTGCCACAGGTTTTTAAACCATTCGCTTATAGCACCCCAGTTTTTAATAATCGCAATAATCGCCACAACTGCGGCAATAATCGCCGCAATAATAGCGATAATAGGAAGAAGCGAAACGTTTAACGCTCCAAACCCAACAGCCGCTGTTCCTGCTGCTGTCCCTGCTGCCGCTGTTCCTGCAGCACTTGCTCCTCCTGCCACGCCTACCGCAGTAGTGGCTGTGGCTGTTCCTCCAAGAAGTCCGATAAGACCTCCCAGAGCAGAAGTGATTGTTCCAAAAGCACTGATAATTTTCCCGATCACAATGAGTACAGGACCGACTGTTGCCGCAATAAGCGTGATTTTTACTATCGCATCCTTCATTCCCGGAGACAGGCCGTTCCAGGCTTCGCTTAAAGACTTCATACAGGAAGCGAACTTTTCAAGCATAGGCTGTAAAACCGTTGCGAGAGAACTGCCAAGATCTGCTCCCACGATTTTCAGACTATTCATTGAAGTCTTAAACTTATCTATCGGATCAAGCGTTTCGTTAAACGTTTTCTCCACGCTACCGGCATTATCTTTAAGGGAAGTGCCAAGCTCAGCGAAAGACAGCGAGCCGTTTTTACACGCCTGATAAATAGCCGCACCTGCACGCTTACCAAACAGCTCGTAAGCTACTTTTAAACCTTCAGTGTCGCTTTTCGCATTCACCATACTGTTTTGAATATCCTCTAAAGCCTGTTTCATAGGCGTGCCTTTAGCTGTAGCAGCAGCCAATGCTTTAGTAAGAGCAGTCATAACCTGTGACGTGTCAGCACCGGACATTTCAACATTGCCTAAGAAATTAGCAGCATCAGATGCACTAAACCCAAGCTGCTGTAAGGAGGCACTGTTAGTCACCATGGTTTTAGCAAGCGTATCCATGCTGACACCGGTACGCTGACCTACAGCGTTCATCGTATCAAGTAAAGCCCCGGCATCCTGTGCTTTAAGCCCAAAAGCAGCCACAACTTTCTGCGTGTTATCAACAGCCGTGGAAACGTCCATGTTGTTAATTTGAGCAAATTTAATAAACCTGCCTGACAGGTCTTCAAGGCTTTTACCTGTTAAACCGAATCTTGTGTTCACCTCGCCGATAGCAGCACCTGCGGTTTGAAAATCAGTAGGAATACTGGTAGCAAGATTTTTCATACTATCTTGCATACCCTCCAGTGCTTTTCCTGTTGCGCCTGTTTTAGTAACAATCGTATCCATGCCCGCATCAACTTCGTTAAACGCGGCTAAAGACGCGGCTCCAAGCCCCACAATTGGTGCGGTAACATGCGTGGATAAGCTTGTACCGACCTGGGCTGTTTTCTCACCGACACTTTTAATTTTATCCCCGGTTTCTTTCATAGAAACTGCTAACGCTGATGGGACTTTCTTGGCCTGCTGTTCTAAATTTTTAAGATTCTGCTCGGTTTCAATAATCTCACGCTGCAAAGCATCATACTTGTCTTTACCGAGATCCCCGTTTTCAAGCTGTACTTTAGCCTGCTTATCAGCCTGTTTTAAAGCGTTAAGTTTCTCGGAAGTGTTTGCTATTTCCTGCTGCAACAACTGCTGCTTTTGTGCTAAAAGTTTAGCGTTGGACGGATCCAATTTTAACAGCCTGTTTACATCACGAAGCTGAGCTTGTGTTGATCTGATAGTCATATTCACATCTTTTAACGCTTTATCCAAGCCTGTGGTATCTCCACCGATTTCAACGGTAATACCTTTAATCCTGTTTGCCATAACTTCACCTCCTTTTACTCTTAAATTTAGGTATGAAAAAATCAGATATTTTAACGTCAGGGATAAGAATGCTTGGTTCTCGTCTAGAACCTGTCGAATTCTGCCTGGCTTGCGAGCCTATCGTATTTCACGTTATCGTTTGCTTTCTCCGTCCACATGTCTAAAATCATGCCGATGGTTAAAAGATCCAGCTCGCAAATACTTATCCCGATTTCTGTGCATCTAAGAAGAAATAACGCGGTGGTCATTTCTCTTGTAGTTGACGTAACTTTTTTTTAGATTGAACCTGTGTTTGTAAATTAGCACCCCAAAGCTCTAAAATTTCAGGCAGAACCTCGTAGATAGAAAACATTTCAAACTCATCGAGCCATTTTTCAATCGTTTCAGGAATCGTGTTATCCGCATGGTAGGCCATGATATAGGCTACGTTTTCAAAAATCTCCAGATCATCAATCTCAAACCCGGTGCTTTTACTCTTATACGATTTTTCCAGCTTGGAAAGATCCTGAAAAATATCACGCTTGAATTTGATGCGATACAGTCTTGGAATAGTGGCAGAAGAGCGAAACTTCACGTCTTTGCCACCGATTTTTACTGTTTTTTCAATCATATTCACCACTCCTTTTTACTTAGGTTTAACCTCTGTCGTGTTTTGAGGAACGTACACGCTCTTATACCAGTTAGCGTAAATTTCATCAGATGTCGTATCTCCACTACGGGATTTCACAAGCCCATCTTCTCTAGGATCAGCCGTAAGCGAGAGTGTTTCAGTACCCGGTTCTATCGTGTCTTCCTTAGTTTCCGAAGCGATAGAAGGTCTGGAAGCCGAGCAGTTATAAAGCACGTGGCGGATTGCTTTAACATCACCGTCAAACTCAAAAAGAAGCGCGAACTTTTCCGCTTCACCGGTAGTTGCTTTTTCTACCAGCACACCGTTTTTATCAAGTTTTTCTTTTAATATTTCCGTTCTAAACCATTCAGGTATAAGAGCCATTTCCAAGTCGCCACTGTAACCGTTGTTCGCAGTCGACCTGAAGTAGACAATCCCGTCAGCGTAAAACGGTGAGGATTCACCTTCCGCATCAAGGCTTATGCTCACAGCTCCAGGAATAGGTTTAGGCGTATCATAGTTAAAACTTCCGCCTGCGTCTTTTTTAAGTTTTGCCGCGTACACGTTTTTAAGATTGTATTTAACCTTGTTTCCCATTTTCTGTTACCTCCATTTCAAAAATGTAGAGTGTTTCATAAAGCTTTTCCGACTCTATGAACGTCTCTGTTTTGTTATAAAAAATGCCGTGCCTATCAAGCACGGCTTCAACTTTTTCTTCCACACTAGGATTCTTATAATCTGTGTATAGTTCAATATGAACTTCGTTTGCTTTAAAATACGCTTTCCCGTCTGCCGCGAAATTACTGCTTGCAGGCGTAAGAAACACAAGAAACGGTGGGGAAGGTGATTCTCCTTCAGCAAAATGATGATAAGCAAAAGGAAAACCTATCTCTCTCATGATGCTTAAAAGTTTAGTCATGTTCTATCGCCTCCCTTATTTTTTCTTCGAAACTTTTAACCGCTTTTTCTTCCGCAAGCTTAATGTGTGCTCTTGCCTCAACGCGTCCTCCGCCTCGTTTAGCGTGACCGTACTCTAACAAGTGTGTAAGCTGATACTTGTTTTTTGAGTGAACTACCAGTGTGAGAGCGTTTTCTGTTTCTTTAACAGTTTTCACCGCCCAACTTTTCGCATACTTACCTGTGTGTTTCGGAGCAGTGTTTTCGATATCCTCTTTAACGGTGATGCTCACGTTTTTAACTGCTTCTTTTACTTTCTCACTCGTAGTATCCGCGTAAGTTTTAAGCTCTTTTATTATCCTGTTTGAAAGATTGTCTACTCCTGTTTTGCTCACTTTTTACACCTCTTACAGTGAAGTTTCAGGCTTTTCTTCTTATAATTCATGTGGTCAACACCTAAAATCTCATAAACCGTATCATGGAAAATAATCCTGTAACCGATAGATGATATTGCAGCTGTTTCTTTCGAATAGCGGATAGTAAAATCTATTTTTGACTCATCCCACACGTTTCCTGCCGAAGTCTGCTCAGATGGACTTTCAGCACTCACCGTAGCGTAACACTCGTAATATTTACTCCACTTAATCTTATGATTACCAACATCATCAACTTCAACACTGTTTTTAAGCAGCATAATACGCTCGTTTAATAAACCTATTCTCATTTAAAACCCCGTTTTTCTAACAGTAAAAAGCATCGAACGTAAGGTGAGAGTTAGCGCGTGATGGTCTGCTTCTTCCCGATGCTCATACAAGTAGCCTGTAGCGTATAAGACTGCGAGCCGATACTCGTCAAAGTTTTCACTAATCAAACTAGTATCGTTTTTACGAGCTACTCCCTGGCAGAGTTTTTCAGCAGAATGAATAAGGGTGTTGATAAGCTCATCATCTTCTTTACTATCCACCCTAAGATAGTTTTTTGCTTCCTCGACTGTAACTATCATCAACACCCCTCCTTAACTTTTAGTCGTCTTTTAAGCTGCTACGCTTGTTTTAACAGGTAGAATCTGTACTGCTTCTTTAAGCACGAGTTTGCCGTCTACACGCTCTTTAGCGACGAAACCTATCATGCCGTTTCCAGCGAAAAGTTCGGTAAGTTCTTTAAACGAGCGTGAACCACGGTCGCCAATGTTGTAGTACGAGTAGTCGCCAAAAGCCACCATGTTTTCAGGCGCGTAAGCAGACGTGTATACCGGGTATCCGAGAATCCTGTTCGGCTCATCATCCTGGTATGAAGGCTGCCAAACGTACGCGCCATTATTGTCTTTAAGTTTTCGTATGCTCGCGACTGTTTTATCGTTCATAATAAAACTCGCGTTTTTACGGTATGGTCGCCTCAAAGCGTGAATAAGATCAATCAAATCATCAGTTTTAATACCGGCAGTTTCTTTAAGGAACGTGCCACCGTCTTTCTTATTGAAAATACCAGTCGGTTTTCCCACGCCATCACCGTTAAGAAAAGCGTCTTCCTCAGCGTTAGCCAACGCCATGCCGAAGGATGTGAGAATATGATTCTCGAGGTTAAACGCATTATCATACAAGAGTTCTTCAGTAACTTTTACCGCCACGTGAAGCTTATGAGCGTCAAGCAGGATTTGCGCAAACTTGGAATCACCAAAGTTAAGGCTTGCGCCTTCTTCAATCCAAGCCGCCGCAGGATCACTCATCGCAACATTAATCTTATGCTCGCCACTAGTAGTAATCGTGGTAGCAAGAGAGCGAATAATGTTTTCTTCTTTCAACGTTTCAATCAGACGATTATCATACTCTTCCGGCACAAGATACCCACCATCAGCGTCCACGCCTTCCTGCAACACGTTATCGACTCGTTTAAAATTACTTCTAAGAGCTGTAAGCATCGCCTGCTTATACTCGTCACGCGCACGACCTTGTTTTTCAAGGTTCACACCTGTTTTCATAGGTTTTGCAACAATCGCCTCGGATGTTGGTTTTGAAAGCTCCTTATCCATTACTTCCATCTGCTCCAAACGATCAATTTCCATACTGTAAGCTTTCACTTTCGCTTCCATCTCATCATAGGTTTTCGCGTCTTCTTCTGAAATAAGCCCGTCCTTGTCACGTTTAGACTCAAGGAAAGCTTTCGCACCCTGCCAAGCCTTATTACGTTTCTCAACCATGTTTGAAATACTGTTCATCATATTTACCTCCAATTTTTGATTAAAAAAAGACGATCCATAAGATCGTCTGCACTAATATTGTTTGTTTCCTTACCGCTTATCCGGCAGGCTTTACATATTTTTTCCAATAACGTGTTTTGCACGCTTAATTTTGAATACAATGTTGAAACCTGTGGTATGCCAATATCAGCGGTTTCACCTCTAGTTAAAACACCGTCCGCGAACCCGAGTTCTACCGCCTTGTTAGCATCCATCCACGTTTCCGAATCCATTAAATGCGAGAGTTTCACACGGTTAAGCCCTGTTTTAATCTCGTAAGCGTTAATAATGGACTCTTTGACCTCATCAAGCATTGATATTGCTTTTTCCATTTCGCTTCTGTTTCCAAAAGCAACAGTCATAGGATTATGAATCATAAGCATTGACACCGGGCTCATATAAACCTTTGTCCCGGCCATCGCAATAACCGAGGCCGCCGACGCAGCAATACCATCAATCTTTACCGTCACACAACCCTTGTAATCCATGAGCATGTTATAGATTTGTGCCGCAGCCACACAATCGCCGCCGGGAGAGTTAATCCACACGGTAATATTCCCACTACCAGCGTTTAACTCGTCTTTAAAAAGTTGTGGGGTTACATCATCATCAAACCATGATTCTTCAGCAATCGTACCGTTAAGAAACAGCGTTCTCTCCAATATTTCATTTGACTCCTGATTTTGCTTTTGGTTTTTCCACTGCCAAAACTTCCTCATTACCTTGTTCCTCCTTTCCGCTACTGTTTGCGAACGCTCCCGCACGGTTAAGCGGGAGCATGTTGCCGTTAATCAAATACAAGTCACCACCCTCACAGGCTGGAATCTTATCCAGGTTTTCTAACTGTCTAATATCGTTCGCGCTCATCCAACCGTTTTGACGAGCGGTAGCATAACCATTCATACGACTCTGATAGTCTCCTCGAAGAAGACCATCCACGTTAAACTTCACATAATAGGTTTCTTTCTCCTTATCAGTAAAAAGCCGTCTCGTAATAGACTGTTCAAACCGCGCCACCCAAGGATCCAGCGTGTATTTCACAAACTCCAGCGACTGCTGTTCAATATTAGAAAAACTTGATTTTTCCAAATCACCAACCATGTGTGGTGGGACTCTGAAAATACGAGCGATCTCGTTAATCTGAAACTTACGAGTTTCAAGAAACTGTGCTTCGTTAGGCGAAATAGAAATAGGCGTATACTTCATGCCTTCCTCTAAAATCGCTATCTTATGCGAGTTAGAACCCGAGAACCCCTTATTCCAACTATCCCTCATACTTTGAGGATCTTTTACTGTTCCGGGGTATTCCAAGATTCCGCTTGGTGTAGCACCGTTAGCGAAAAACGATGCACCGTACTCTTCCGTGGCTATCGCCATGCCGATAGCGTTTTTTGCCATCGCAATAGGCGAATAGCCAACAAGACCGTCAAAACCAAGACCGGGAATATGAAGCACGTCAAAAGGTTTAAGTTTCACACTTGTTTCTTTACCCGCTGAAACATCACTATCATTTAACGTATACTCGTAAAAAATTTGACCACTCTCATCCCGGTCAACTCTCATACGATCGGGCATTAAAGGGTATAAGCCTAAAACCTCGCCTTTACCGTTTCGAATAATCTGCGCGTAAGCATTACCCCATAACAGTAGATGCGTCATCAAGGTTTCTCTAAACACGAAGCTTGTCATTTCAAGATTCGGCTCATCATGAAGCACCTTATACAAAGGATGTTTAACCGCTTTAGCCGTACCCGTACTCGTCCGCTCATACACGTGAAGCGGCAGACTAGCCACCGCCTCAGACAAAATACGCACACACGAGTAGACAGCCGTCATCTGCATCGCTGAACGCTCATTCACCCTCTTACCCGAAGAAGACATGCCACTAATAAACCTTTGAGCATTCAAGTTAAAACGATTCTCAGGCTTATCTCTACTCTTAAAAATTTTACTGAAAATATTCATACCCCTCCTTATTACATGAATAGGATTCCTCGACTGTCATACACGCTCTCCGTGTTCGCGTTACCGCATCTGATAGCACGGTCAAGTGCCATGATGGTGGCGATAGCACCGTCGATTTTCTCGGTTGATTTTTCCTTATCTGCCTTAATGTTCCCGGCAGGATCGGTGCGGATGAAAATGTTATCCATATTCCAGCGAAGCACCGGATGCCCTGCGTGTGCGATTTTCTGCTCGAGCACAAGCTTCATAAGCTCCTTGGTAGGCGGACTCATATCCTTGAATCCCTGTCCGAACGGGACCACGGTAAACCCCATGTTTTCAAGGTTTTGCACCATTTGTACCGCGCCCCAACGGTCGAAAGCAATCTCACGAATATTGAAACGTTCACCTAAAGTTTCGATGAATTTTTCAATAAACCCGTAGTGAACAACGTTTCCTTCCGTGGTCTTAATAAAACCTTGTTTTTCCCACATGTCATACGGCACGTGGTCTCGTTTCACGCGTAAACTCAAGGTTTCTTCAGGCACCCAAAAATATGGTAGGATACGAAACTTATCCGACTCATCTAAAGGCGGAAACACAAGCGAAAAAGCCGTAAGATCGGTAGTGCTTGAAAGGTCAAGACCCCCATAGCAGACCCTGCCCTCGAGTTCTTCTTCGTTCACCTGAAAAGCGCAAGCATCCCATTTTTCCATCGGCATCCAACGAATAGACTGTTTCACCCACTGGTTAAGACGAAGCTGACGGAAAGCATTCTCTTCACCAGGATTCTGGCGAGCGGACTCGAAAGCAGCCTTAACTTTCTCCATTTGCACCGTCACCCCAAGAGAAGGATTAGCTTTCTTCCACACCTTAGGATCCGTCCAATCATCCGAATCTTTTGCACCATAAATCACGGGGTAAAAAGTTGGGTCAATTTTCCTACCCTCGAGAATATCAACTGCTTTCTGATGCGTCTCATAGCAGATAGAATGCGTATCCGTACCAGCCGTGGTAATCAGAAAATACAGTGGCTGCATGCGAGCATCCCCGGAGCCTTTAGTCATCACGTCAAACAGTTTACGGTTAGGCTGCGTGTGAAGCTCATCAAACACAACACCGTGAATGTTAAAACCGTGTTTAGAGTAAGCTTCAGCCGACAACACCTGGTAGAAACTGTTAGTTGGTAGGAAAATAATACGTTTTTGCGAAGCTAAAATTTTAACCCTACGATTAAGAGCCGGACACATTCTAACCATGTCCGCCGCCACATCAAACACAATCGTTGCCTGCTGACGGTCCGCCGCACAACCATAAACTTCCGCACGCTCCTCATTATCCCCACAGCATAAAAGCAGTGCCACTGCAGCAGCAAGCTCACTTTTACCCATCTTCTTAGGTATCTCAATATAAGCAGTATTAAACTGACGGTAACCATTCGGTTTCACCACGCCAAACAAGTCCCTAATAATCTGCTCCTGCCAGTCAAGGAGCTTAAAAGGCTTACCAGCCCACGTTCCCTTCGTGTGTGTTAAACATTCAATAAAACTTACAGCATAATCCGCTAAATCCTTACTATACGTTGAATCTTCTTTTTTAAACTTAGTAACCTCGTATGCTTGCAACTTAAGCTCCTCCTTTCTTTAGGCATAAAAAAAGACGCTTTCAGCGCCCACATCATTTCTTATCTTTCCTACGAGAAACAGGGCCTAAAAGCCCTGCTACTTTTAATAAAACTTCAGTTTCTAGTTTCTAGCGTCAAGGATCATTTCTAAAGCCTCATTTGCAAGCTTGCCTGTTGGCATAATATCCCAGCCTCTATCATAGTTTGCGATAACCTTGTTATTGTTTTTCAAAGTAAGCTTGGAAATTCGACCCTGGTTAATCCCATATTCGCTTGGCTCTTCAAAAACCTTCATACTGTAGCTTACAACCTGATCTTCAACTTTAAGCGTATCTTGTTCCCACATGGTTTTGCTCCTTTTTCTGTGCTTTTTGTTAGTACTATATATCACTCTAAAAGCACCTAATAGCAAGTCATAAATGAGAAAAAATCGCAGGTAATTCCACGATTTTTCTTTAGGTTTAACCAATTTTTCTTTTTAATTTCTTGCCTGTTTAATCGCTTGGTAGGCTTTTTGAATATCCTTGTCCAAGGTTTCAGCATCCGCAAACAGTTCAAACTCCGTATCGTTTAGTTTTCCTTCGCTTACCTTCCAAAGCTCCTCGTGAGCTTGCATGGCGCAGGTTTTTGCTGTTTGCGCAATGTCGAGCATGCTGATAGCCGAACTAATTTTCCCTTCTTCAGCTTTTTTGATTGCGTTTAGCGTGTAGCGTCTGCAGGCTTTAACTTCGCTTGCAAGTCTTTGTAAGGTTTCTTTTTTCATGGTTTTTCTCCTTTGCTTCTTTGCTTTTGCTGATACTATATATCACTCTAAAAGCACATATTATCAAGCAATAAACGGGATAAAACCGCTGATATTTCCACTAATTATTGTTCTTAAAAGTCGCTAATTTTTCGGCACTTATCCACGCCATAAACAACACTTAGCCCGCTTCCTGTTTCCCAAGAAACCATGATTGAACCCATATCATCAACACCTCGTACTCTGCCTTTAGTGCCGATAGGAGGTGCCTGAACATCATCCATTAAGATAAGCTCTACCAAACAACCTATCGGATAAGTTTTTCTAAGCTTTTCAACCTGTTCTCTACTTAATGCTCCCATCATTCACCTCTTTCGTTTCTAAAAGCACACGAGCCTTCTAAACGGGAAAGCAAAATCTTTCTATCCTTTTTAAACTCGTCTCCTATAAACCCGAGTCTAAGAAGAAAACATCTGAAAGCATACTTATCGTTAACCGGCTTATGCTTAGTTTCATTCACATGTTTTACTTCCAAGCTCATTTTGCAAAGAGCAGAAATAAGCTTCGTGTAAGTATCCATATGATCTTGGCTTACATCTTTAAACCAGGGAAAACTAACTGTTTCATCGTTTTCCTCTATTTCAAGGCTTGCCACATCGAGTGCTTTTTTAATTAAATCACCCTTGTTTTTGATGATTTTTCTAAGCTTTACCACATCCAGCTTATCTTTTGGAAACTCGACTGTAAGCATGCGTGTGCTTTCACTCAGGTTTTCCGGAAGGCTTATACCATAATCGCCCTCGAGTATTTGTTTTAGATCCTTTAGGTCTTCATCATCCGCAGATGTTACTGTCCCAGTTTTATCAACTGTGAAAGGACCTATCTTGTAAGCCATGCTGGGTGTTTTAAGATACGCGGCTTTAAGACCTGTTAAGTTTTCTATTGCTTGTATGAGTGGTTTTCTTTTAGAACCTTTTAAACCATATTCTAAGCTCATTTTAATACCTCCTTTAGGTTTTTCCTTGTGTATATACATCACTCTAAAGAAGGTTTATAGCAAGTCTTATGTGCTTTCTTTCGCCTGAAAATAAGCGATATTTTTGAGAACGAAATACACGCAGGAAAGTGCCACGCCGTTGCCCCACATCTTGTATTCCGCTGAATCAGTGTGAGGATTTTTAAGCCATTTGATTATCTGGTTTTTGCTTTTAGGCTTACAGGCGTTCGTGACTAGTTTTCGATGTGTTTCAAACACATCCTGCCAAAAGATAAGCTCTTCATCGCTCGGATTTTCCGTTTGAAGACTATCACACCAACAGTCAGGAAAACCCTGCAGTCTTGCACATTCTTTCGGTGTTAAACGTCTAACCACATAGTGTTTATCCTCATTCATATCGTTTACGACAGGAGGATCTTTATAGTCACTTGCCACAAGCGTGTCTGTCATTTCAGCCCGAGCATTCGTGTGATGCGAGTTTTTACTCGTAGAGTACACGATTGCAAGACCGCCTTGATTAGCTTCAGGCGAGTTTAGCCCTGTGTTAATTGTTCTTGCCAGTTTCGTTTCATACACTTTAGCACGCTTGTTTTTCGTGTTGAGCGATGTTAGACGAACGTCAAAACAGGTTTTATCACAAACCACAAAAGGCTGATTATTCCCGCCGGTTCCAAACGTGGAAAGCACGGTTTGAGACACGCTAAGAGGTCCTTTATACCGTGAGTCATGTCCGTGATTTTCAAACACGAGCGGTGGATGGTTTCCCACACTTGCTGTAAGCGTGCCGCTTTTGTTTTCAAACACGTCCATTCTGCTTCCGCCCTGATCGTTTAAACAGTATCTTTCGATTGCATCACCAGTGCCTGTTTCAAAATGTCCGGCAGTTTCTTGCCACGGCTTTCCGCTCGCCGTAAAATCCCCAGGCATGCTTTCTTGCTCAAATAATATTTTTCCGGCACTTTGTCCATCAAAATCTGCGACAAGAAAGATACGTTTTCTTCTCTGGGGTACTCCGAAGTATGAAGCATCAAGTACCCTCCATGCGAGTGAGAAATCTTCTGCCATGACAAGTCCTGCACTGCTCCATTTTTCAGGTCTAGGAGCATTAAACGAATGTCCTTTGACAGCACAGATTTCTTTGATAACTTTCTCGAAGTCTTCTCCTTTATTTGAGGAAAACGCTCCCGGAACGTTCTCCCAAACGATATATCTTGGTTTTTGTCCACCTGTTTTCCTCCTCATCTCTTTAATAATCCGAACCGCTTCAAAAAACAGGTTCGAGCGAGAACCGCTAAGGCCTGCCCGTTTACCTGCAATCGACATGTCCTGACATGGACTTCCAAACGTGATAATATCAACCGCATCCACAGCATCACCGTTAATCTTTGACACATCACCTAAATGCTTAACATAAGGCAATCTTTTAGTGGTAACTCTTATAGGAAACGGCTCAATTTCACTTGCCCATAAAGGTTTAATCCCCGTAAGCGTAGCCGCTAAAGGAAAACCGCCCGAGCCATCAAAAAGGCTGGCGAGTGTAAGTGTTTTACTCATCGCCAGCCTCTTTCATCATTTCAATTGCCTGCTTAAAGCTATACTGTTTCCCATCTCGTATAAGAAGCACGTCCTTGGTTTTATCCTCGTGAAACTTCATATACCGTTTAACCGCAACGTCAATGAATTTAGGTTCAAGCTCCACTCCAAAACAAACTCTGCCAATCTGCTCACAGGCTATAAGCGTGGACGCTGATCCTAAAAACCCGTCTAACACAACACTGTTTGTTTGCGTGCTTTGTTTAATAAGATAAGCGATTAACGGCACGGGCTTACTTGAAGGATGCCCACAGCCTTCTTCCTTCGAGTTTTTAATCCCATCGAACTCAAACACGGCTGTCTGTTTCTGATCACCATACCACTTATGTTTACCGTCTTTACGCCAACCGTAAATAATCGGCTCCATATTAAACTTCCAGTCCGTTCGCATAAGTGGAGCTCTCGGCTTTTTCCAAATTAAACCGGCTGCCACCTTAAAGCCCGCGTCCTCAAAAGCATCGTAGAAAACACGTGCTTTCATCGTTGCGTAAAACTCATAAATAGACGCGTCAGCTGCCATAGAGTTTTTGAAGTTGGTAAAAACTTTCATTAAAAACTCGTAGCCTTCTTTATCACTTAAATCATCATTTTTAATTTTCCCTGACGCGTTTTCAAGGTTTACGAAATAAGGTGCGTCCGTGCAAACAAGATTTACTTTCGTTTCACCCAGCAGTTTTTCAAACGTGGACGAATCAGTTGAATCACCGCAAATAACACGATGCTTACCAAGCGTCCATATGTCACCTGTTTTAGAAAAACACGGTTCTTCCAATTCTTTTTCAACATCAAAATCATCATCGCTTACGTCTTTATCAGCATCAAAAATACTGGAAAGCTCTGCCTCGTCAAACCCGAGAAGATCAAGGTTAAAATCAGCTCCTTCAAGCTCCGACAATTCAACTGCTAATAGCTCATTGTCCCAGCCTGCGTTAAGTGAAAGCTTATTATCCGCAATAATATAAGCACGCTTTTGTGTTTCAGTTAAATGGTTTTCTTTCACGCACGGAACTTTTTTAAGACCCAGTTTTAGTGCCGCGGCAAGCCTGCCGTGGCCTGCGAGAATCGTATTATCTTCCGCTACTAGAATTGGGGAGAGAAAACCAAACTCGCGAATACTTGCCGCTATCTGAGATACTTGCGCCTCAGAGTGCGTGCGAGCGTTTCTCACATACGGGATAAGCTCACTTACGTCAGCCAAATAATACTGCATTTCTTTTTCCATAAGCTTTCCTCCCGTTAGAAAAGACCCCAGCAAGCCAGCTTTTCAAAACCACCCACCGAGTCAATATAATCTTTCGCAATTTTCACAATCTGCGAATACGGTTTACCATCAACCATTTCATCCCCGATAGCACAAGAAAACTCAACCACCCGGCCGGTTTCCTGTGCTTTCAAAAACGCGTAAATATTAACCGACACGTCAGCTTTCGTAAGATCCTTACCATGAAGACCGCCACCCGTAACGGAATCAGCCATGTCTGAGCCGAGTTTTCGGTTAACCGCTCCCGTATCCACGCTGATACCACCCGTCCAGTCACCTAAAGGATTAACAAACGCACTCGGATAGTCTTTCAATAAGTCTTCTCGTTTAGCGTGAGACTGGCAGATGATAAGCTTTTCACCATCAAGAACATACTTGCCGTCATACGGATACTTTTCATAAACCTTTCGAGCAATAGCCGAGAGTTTCTTCTGTTCGTCTGTTAGCGGCACGCCTTTAAAGATCCCGTTATCACCGCAACGGACCATACCGTTTTGGTTTTGGCTTAAATGCTTATCCTGCGGCACAACCGTAATATCAATCTTTACTTTCCCAGGGCTTAAACGGTGGATAATATTTTTAATATCCTTAAACTTAAACATCACCGTGCTTTCAATACACACGGCACACTTACCATGCCCGAGCATCACTTCAACAGCAATCTTCGGATTCTCATCCAGCTTGTAAGCCAGATCAACAATCGCTCCCGCAATACGATCCGCAATCTTGTCCGGGTGACTTGGATTTACTTTTTCTATCATAATTTTTCTCCTTATAATTTTTTACGTGTTAAAAGCAGGCGTTCCATTAAATCGTTTTGAGGTGAAACACCATCAAACTCAGTCGAACAGTTTTCTTTCACAATCTGGAAAATCTCATTCCAAAGCCTGACCGCCTGATTCATGTAGTTAATACCAATGTTGATAAAAGGCGATGGTATCGGTTTACCCGTGGTCGGATGCTTGGAAAGAAACCCGAGTTTACTGGTTACTTCCTCGCATTGAATCCAACGAGCACAACTCATCGCATACCGTTCAATAAGAGGAGACGGGACTTTACTGCTAACACCAACATCTTTTAGCCACTTCCACGTTTCAGCATAAATTTCTTTAGCCTGAAGCTGAGTACCATCTTTTTGCGTAGCGGATAAAAACTCGTGAGGCTGAGGCATTTCAGCACCTTCAAGCTCCGGAATATCAAGAACACTTAAAGGCCTGCCACCGGGGTTTCCTTCATTCGCTTTTTCAACAACCGCTTTCCTTTTTCGCCCGGCACCTACGCGTCTACCGCCACGACCGCCGATATTATTTGATTTTGTAGGCAAACTTTCCGCCTCCTTTCCACACGAGTTTTAATTATTAAAAATTTTCGTTTTTGATTTCCCCCTATTGCCCTTTTGATTTCGCTGTTTTTGCACGCGAAGCCCTGCGCCCGTTCCCCGGGGAATAGGTTTTTAGAGATTTTGACCGCCCCTGGGGTGGTTTTTATTTGTTATGCCAGCGATCTCCACGCTTAGCGTGAATTTTAGAGTGACAGGATTTGCATAGAGAAATAAGATTCTCTCTAGCGTGCGTTCCGCCTTCAGCAATAGGTTTAATATGATGAACCTGCTCAACAGGCACAAGCATATGGTTCTTAAAGCAAAGCTCACAGAAAGGATGCTCTTTCACATAAGAATCCCTGACTTTCTGCCATGCTCTGCCGTAACGCTTGTGAGCATCATAAGGACGCTCGTATTTTTCGTATCGTCTGTTCTCTTGTTTTAAGTGTTCCTCGCAAAACCTGCCGTCAGTTAGGTTCGGACAGCCTTGATAAGAACACGGTCTTTTAGGTTTTCTTGGCAAGACTCATCCTCCCTTCGGGCATGAAAAAAGCCCTGAAAGATTAGTCTTTCAAGGCTTAGTATTTATAATTTTTGCTAAGTTTATAATACCATATAGAAGGCAGTGCCATCTCATGCCAAACCATGCCAAAGCATGCCAACTTTTCTCAATTTTTAGATTCGAATAGGGTTTTCAGGAAAAACAAGATGCTCTAACGCATTACCATGCCATCTGATAACTGTTCTGACACCTGCATGGAGTTCTTTACCAATATCCTCCCACGTCATGTTACTCATGTAACGGTAGCGTAAAATCATCTGCTCATCCACGCTTTCAAGTTTAGAAATCACGTCCAAAATCTGCTCTTTCAAACTGATAAGCAGCGTGATCTCCATGTTAATCTTTGCTTCTAAATCCATAACCCTTATAAGAGCTTTCACAAACGGAGCTTCTATGCTTCGAGTCGTTTGCACATACTCTCGGTCGTATCTTAATGAAGAAACACTTGTAGCAAGCTCACGCAGTCTTACTACCTCATCCATGTCAGCCTTAATCCGCTTATCAAGAAGATAGGCTTGCCGTAAGTATTCTTTTTTGTTCATTCTTACCTCCATTTTGAGGTAAGTTCTCTCTAGAACCCCTTTCCCTCACTTCGTTAATTGATAGTCTTGCTTTAACAGACTCGATTAAAGCATCCTGCACTTTAGCCTTCATGCTTAAAGCCCTCATCACATCCTCATCAATCGTGTCCTTAGTGATGATGTGATGGATTACAACCGTGTCGGTTTGCCCTTGACGGTTAAGCCTGGCGTTTGTTTGCTGGTAAAGTTCTAAACTCCAAGTCAGGGAAAACCAGATAAGAGTTGAACCGCCAGCCTGTAGGTTAAGACCATGACCCGCGGAAGCCGGGTGAATCAACGCTACAGGAGTCATGCCGGCATTCCAGTCAGCAATATCAGCACTCGTTTTAATCTCACGCACGTTAAAACGATTCTTAATCCGCTCAAGATCATGCTTAAACCAGTAAGCTACAAGCACTGGTTTACCGTTAGCCGCTTCGATTAAATCCTCTAAAGCATCAAGCTTACGATCATGAATATGAACGCTTTCTTTTTTCTCGTTATAAACCGCGCCGCCTGCCATTTGAAGAAGCTTATTTGAAAGAGACGCTGCGTTAATCGCATCAATCTCTTTACCCTCCAACGACACCACCATATCCTGTTTCAGCTCATCATAGAGTTTTCGCTCATTACCGGATAACTCTACTTTCACCTCGTTTATCACACACGCCGGCATTTTCAAATAGTCTTTCAACTTCATCGAAATCGTAATATCAGCTATCTGCTTATAGATTAAACTCTCAGCACCATCTTTAGGCTTATAGGAAAAAATCATGTGCTGGTTACGCTTATCAGGATCAAAAAAGTTCTGCCGATAATACGTAATATAACGGCCTAGCCTTTCACCCATATCAAGCAGCCTAAACTCAGCCCACAAATCCATAAGCCCGTTAGAAGACGGAGTTCCCGTAAGACCAACAATCCTTTTAACTTTCGGCCTAGCCTTCAGTAACGCTTTAAAACGTTTCGCCTGATACGATTTAAAACTTGAAAGCTCATCTATCACAACCATGTCGAAATTAAACGGCAGGCCGCTTTTCATTATCAACCACTCCACGTTTTCACGGTTAATAATATAAACGTGAGCAGGCGTTTTTAGTGCTTGAATCCGCTCCTTCTCACTACCCGTTACCACAGAATAAGTCAAGTGTTTTAAATGCTCCCACTTTTCTAACTCTAAAGGCCACGTAGTGTTCGCAACCCTAAGAGGAGCGATGACAAGAGTCCTGGAAACATCGAACGAGTCAAGCATCAGGTCGTTAATAGCTGTAAGACTTATCACACTCTTACCAAGTCCCATTTCAAGCAAAACCGCTGACACCGGGTGTGTGATAATAAAATCAGTAGCATACTTTTGATACTCATGTGGCTCGTATCGCATCAATCACACCTCCAATCTGACTCTTCTCATCAACCACGAAAACCTTAAAACCTAAAGCCTGTAAATCCGTCATCCGTTTCACCTGTAAAACTCTAGGCTTTTTACCTGGTGCTTTAAGCTCGACAAAACCAATCTTCCCGCCGTTAAGTAAAACCAGCCTGTCAGGAAGCCCGTCAACGGAAGGACTCGTAAGCTTTATAGCCATGCCTCCTACAGCTTTAACATCACGAACGAGTTTTCGCTCAACCTCTCGTTCTCTTATCACTATTTTTTGTTTTCTTATCACTGCTTCTTATCCTTTCTATCGGGACAAGGACGGACAAATGGCTAAAAATCCCTTTACGCGCGAATACACGTGTTACGTGTACGCTATAAGTAATAAATAAAGATTTTATTTAATATAGATTTTCATGTGTTGTCCGTCCCTGTTCGTCCAAAGCCTGTTGTTATGGGTGGGACAAGTGACAAAGTCAGGACAAGCTACATTCAGTTGTCCTGTTTTTAGCCGCTTGTCCACTCAAATTCTGGTATAAATTCTTTGCCTTCCATAGATTGGTATGGTTCTACGATTGTCAGATCTTTGCCAGTCTTTCAAACGTTTCATAATCGCCGATATTGCGTAACTGTCAATAGGCTTAATATCTTCTTTGGCTTTCCCGAAGCATTCGCACCATATTTCAATGTTGGATACTTCCATGCGTTTAATCGTGCCTTTAGGTCGTGTCGGATCTTCCATGTCACGGAAGTAATCTCGCCGCCTGTAAATATCCATTTCATCCCAAGTATCGGGTAGAAGCATGTTAAGATACTCTCTGACAATGCCTTCACGGTCGTCTTGCTGCATGGCTTCACGCTGTTCTTCTTTAGCAAAAGCCTCCAAGCTCGCATCAAGGAACAATTCTTCACCAGCCTTGGCAATAACCATGGTTTCCGCCCATATTTGGTCAACCAGTTCTCGCGTCATTTCCCAAGGCTTATACTTACCGTTTCCCGACACTTTCACATTCCAAAAACGCCGGTTACCCGTAACATCCCTTAAATAACCGTTTTCACTATTCGTTGTACCAAAGAACACGCACTGCCTCGGGTGTGGGGAGACACGTTTCCCAAAAGAAGCACGATACTTATCATCTCGTCTTGAAACAAAAGCTTTTACCTTATCAAGATCAGCTTTTTTCATGCCCGCAAGCTCGCTGATTTCATGAATCCAATACCCTTGGAGTTTTTCAGCCGCAGTCTTATCGTTCATGTCTGAAAGCGTGAGACTGTCTGAAAACCATTCCATGCCAAGGTTTGCTATAAACGTTGACTTGCCGATACCTTGCGCACCGTTAAAAACAGGAAGGTAGTCAAATTTAATACCGGGATGGTAGATACGCATGTATGCTGCACACAGTGTTTTTCTACACACTGCACGAATATACACGTTGTTTTCAGCACCAAGATAGTCGATAAAAAGCGTGTCTACACGTTTCACACCATCCCATTGAGGAAGACTCTCAAAATAGCGTCTTATCGGATGATAACTTCTATCATCTGATACTTTCGTGACAGCAATATCATAGTTTCTCTGTGAAAACGAGCCATAATGGTCGTCCACGTAGCAGATAAGCTGCGCGTCGTCCGCGTCCCTCCAAAACTTCGCAGGATGCTGCCAAGGCACATCGCCTTTAATTTCAAGACCATCAGCCAGCTGGTTAAAAACGATTCCTTTAAGCAAAGGATCATGTTTAATAATGAGTTTCGCATTATAAAGCGAGTTTTCTAAAACAGCGCCTTTAGACGTGTAGCGTAGTTTTTTCTTCCAATCCTCACTGTCAATAAAATCATCTTCCGCTTCCGAGAGTCTCTCGTTTGCCGCTTGAAGTTTTACTTCATCAAGGCTCATCGCAAACTCGCTCATTTTCTTAAACGACTCTTTCTCGTCTAAGCTAGCGAATTTGTGCGTGCGAACGATATCAAAAGCGTTACACAGTTTTAAATACGCCGGGTCTTTAGCGTGATGAGAGTAAACGAACTTGTCTTCGATAATCTCAACTCCTGCCATACTGTGTGAGGCTATAAGATGCCAGCGGTTTTCATTATCAGTCGGCTCATATATGTCGCTTAAAAACTTTTCCAAAGCAAGAGTTATCGGATAGAATACGCGGTTAAACAATCCAACCACACCATTTTTTGCGAGTGGATCTTGCACTTTCTGCTTTTGCACCTGATTCGCTTTACTCTCACGAGACGAGGTCGGAAGCCTGGTTGGATCTGTCCACTCAGTGTGAGCGGATAAAATATCATCTGGATTAAGCCAGTCTTTTTCAACCTCTTTATACTCGTACACGCCGTTTCGTGGCGTGGACGGCCAGTACATGAGCTGGTTAGGCAAGTAAGAGCATTCATCAAACTGGTCAATACCCAGCATGTCAGCTAAATACCTTGATACTGCTACAAACTCGTCAGGTGTTACATTTCTCGTTAAAGGAAAAACAATTCTCACCCTCGGATTATCAGGCGTGTGGCTGTGTGTCGTGTACAGAAAAGATGTGTAAGGCGCAACACTCTCGTAGAGTGCAATAAAGTCTTTAGCAACATGATCCCCGTCTAAGGCGAGCATGGAGCGAAATTCAACGCTGTCGACTTTTCGCCTACCATAAGCCAACGCTCCTGCAACGAAACCACCGTGGTCTTTTGCAAGATCACGGTCTGCTTTTCTCATCTTCGCATACTCTTCCGCTGACTCTGAGGTACGAATTGTCACTTTAAGACGGTCTTTCAGCTCATCATAAGTGATGGTCTTATTCACCCATGTTTTTGCCTGCCTGTTGTTACCGTAAGCGATAGCTAAATTACGCATCAATATTCACCTCCAAATCCTTATCCGTAAAATACTTAATCGGCTGGTTTCGTTTTTCTGCCAGATTGATTTCTACTTGCATGCCGCCTGTGATTTTTTCTCCGAACACCCATAGTTCGTTGCACTTGCCTAAGAGGATAATGTCCATAAACATCGCATCCCCTCTATGCTTTTGATTCTCATCATCCATAAACGGGAAAAGCAGGTGTGGAGTAACGGGGATTGCTCCGCGTGAATACGCGTAAGCCGCACACCGAATAGCGTGTTGCACGTTTCTTTCTTTATCTCCACGGTAGGGAGCACAAATGTAGACGATAGGCTTAAAATTCGGTGTCGTTTCTAAATGTTTTTTATAAGACTTACTCATCTTTAGCCTCCTTATCTATCTTGGTTAAATACCATTCAAGCTGGCGTTTTCTAGCTTGGAAATCTGGTGTTGAGATAAGAAGACCTGCATCAATTTTCTGCAAACGATCAATTAGATACATTTGCCCTGATGTGAGGTAAGGACGTATGCTTTGCCCTTTTTCAAGGCCGTTTGTTTCTCTTACTTGTTTTGCAGGCATCCCTAAAACAAGACGGTTGATCATGTCGCACTCGTTGCTGTAGTGATAAGCTTTCGGGTGGTCATAAACAAGACTTATATTTTCTGTAAGAACCGGAAACATCTCTCTTGCAGACACAAGGGTTGTTATGAAATCTTCCATCTTATTGAACTGCTTAATATAGAGCTCCTTGAACTTCATTGCTTTAGGACCTGTATAGCCCATTGCTAAAATGGTGAATCCATCTCTGGTTAGCAAGTAACACGGGAGCTTTCTGCCTGTTGAATCCTTATAACTACTGAGCTCAAAGTTGAGTTCAGTAAATTCTTCACTGAGCCCAGATTTGGGCTCAGTTATTGCCTGGATATCACGAATCACATTAGAATGCCTTTTTTCAAAGAACTGTGCGATAAATCGGCTGTCTACTCTGGCGGTGTTGTTCTTGTCAGCCATAATGCCGTAATTATTCATTGGAATCATTGCTTGCATGGTGAACACCTCCCTTTAATCTCTGCGATAGCTCGCTAACTGAATATTGAAGTTCTTTGATTTGCTGATTTTGGATCTTGGCCATCAGCTCTAACTGTTCAATTCTTTTCTTGATTGTCATCTACATGACCTCCTTCGGATTATTGGAGGAGTTGGTTCCTCCTATGAAGTAGCCACGGCGGATGCCATAATCTGACGCTTTTTTGAAATTCTTTACTAATTTTTTCTCAGCCCGCTTAAGTTTCTGTGTAATGTTGTTAGCCAAGCGATCCACGGCTTTTTTATAATCAGCCTCTGTTTCAAAAGCATCACGGCTAAGCATGGATGCAGCTTTTTCGTTAATCGCCATATTCCTAATACGGACAGCCATAAAAAGATCCGCAACATCCGGCTTTAAAATCGAGTAAACAAATGACTCAACTGCCCTATATTCTTCTGAAGCGTTAATCTGATTTACTGTTTTGAAAAAGATGCCGTGGTCTCTAACATCGCTCATGCAAGACTCATAATCATCAGTTTCCTCACCGTCTTCACCGCTGTAAGGTCTAGTAAAACCTTTATGCCTCTCATATTTATGCAGAGAGTTATACTCGGGACGGTTAAACTCAGCATCTACCTTTTCTTGTGCTCTTTTCTCAAACTCTTCTTCGCTTTCATCGGGAAGCAGGTCGATATTAAGCCAGCCTTTAACCTCATCAAGCTTGAGGTCGAATGTTGTAAAATGATTGTCACAGCGTAATTGAATTCTCATAAAAAATCCTCCATCTGATTTCCGATGAAGGAATTTCTTGAATTCAGCTCAAATAAGGCATGACAAAACACCACAAGCTAGAATGAAGAATTCCTTCATCTTGACTTGCAGCTGCCTTATTCGGTAAGACTGCTGTACTTATTTAGTTGTTCTATGCGGACTCCGAATAATCCTTAGCTAAGGGATATTTCCGCATAGAGGTTGAGGCATATGCCTCGGGCTATGCAGGCTGATTAGATAATCAGACCTGCGATTATTTAGATTTTTAGAGTGGTTACTTTCCACTTTTCTTTGTTTGTGCGAGAGCACTGCCGGCTACAGACTTAGCTGTCTTGCTATAGCGTCCGTCACGCATCACCTTGCTAGCCTTGGAAGCTACTCGCTTCGAGGTCTGCTTAGTATTCTTTTGCATTTTCATCACCTCCTAAACATGCAGAAAATCTTGTTTTTCGCCAAGATTTTCTGATATAATTTGTGCGAGAAAATCTCAATACATTTGAATCTCACTTACACTTAGAGAATAACAATTTGCTTATTGTGAAATTCGGATTTCTCGGACGGATTCGGACGGATTCGGATGAGTTTTTTAAGCTTGAAGGGAGGGAAATGATTTTGAACTTTATTGAATATGCCAAAGGGTTAAAACCTTATATCTCTTATGGGAAAAATGAGGCAGATTTTTTTGTTGCAATAATAGGCAACTTTATTGAAGATGCCGCAATGGACAGTTGCAAACTACTTAATTACAAACCCGATACCCAATATCGTTATATGACTAGTCGGTCTATAAAAATGGTAGATGCGCAGTATGTGTATGACCATAGAGATCCAAACAAATACACCCAATGGATACTTGACCGCATGTATGATTCTGATTCTCGACAAGCTGTATGTGACTGGTTAAAAGATAATAATCAACCAGGTAAATATCCTGAAAATGAATGCCAAGAAGTATTAGAAGCAATTTTCTTATCACTTTGTAATAAATCAGAGTATAAAAAAAGACCCCCTTCAGCATTTGAAGAGAGTCGAAAATTAATACAAGATATAAGTTCTAAAATTGAAAGCCTGCCGCGTCCGCCACAGGTGCCCGTCCCTTCGTATGTTTCTGACAATGAAGTCACCTACGTTAATGAATTATTTTCTGCTTATGGTGATGCAGAACATATTGATAATTTTTCTGAATCTAATTTACAGGCGTTTCCAGATTACAAAGAAGATTTTAACGATAGACGCACAGATTATTATGCAGCAGTTTCCATTGAGCGAGGAGTTATGGAACTTGATGCGGATAACTTGAGCAATCAATTTGATGTTTTGAAAGACGAAACTTTTGACGGTATCAAAGATACAGCCAAAAGGACTCATGCGAATGGGTATGAAAAAATGCTTTCTGTTATGGAACAGGTTGTATCCCTTCCATTAAACAACTACTTATTGAGTAGATCTCCGTATTGGATTAGTGGGAAAATTAAAAAGGGGGTTTGTCATCACTTAGTAAATGACGGCAAACTAAAATGGGTGAAAAAGAATGGTCAGCAGTGAATTAATTGGCTCAACTTTTGAATCATCATTAAGAATTTTGATACTCTTAGACGAATTACAAGATCATAAATTAGATGAACTGCAAATTGCTGGTATAGACTTTATTTCAATTTATGCAGCTGATTTTAATTTGCTTGATGAAAATTTACATGGTTATGGTCTTTTTAGGCATAGCGAATTTTCATCCAAATTAAAGCTTGCATCATTATCTCTGAAATCATTGGTACTTAAATCACTGGTAAACTTCTACCCAGATACTAAAGGCTATCTCTACTCAATAAGTCATACTGGAAAAGAAGTTGTACAACAGATTAACAACGCATACTCTGACCAATACCGGATTGCAATACAAGAAGTGGTATGTGCATTCCCCTCACTAGATGAAAATCAAATGGAAAAACAAATCTTTAAATTAGCTACAGCTTCATTGGAGAAAAATGATGAATAGGTTTATATTAAAACAATTAGTTGTTTCTGGTGGCGGTCATGAAGATTCAGTGATCGAGTTTAAAAACGGATTCAATTTGATAGTTGGTCCTTCTAACACAGGCAAAAGCTTGATTATGGATTGCATAGACTATGCATTTGGATTTACTCCAAAATCGGATAGACCATCTAAAATTGTAGACAATAACAATGGTTATACGCATGTAACCCTTAGTGTTCAAACAAATTTCGGACTCGTAACACTAAAAAGGGAGATAGGCACAAATACGATTTGTGTTACCAGTTCAGATCATAATATAGATTCTGGAATTTACGGTGCCGGTTCTAATACTAAAAAAAGTATTAATTATGCTCTTTTAAAGTTAATTGGAATCAATAGTGAGCATAAGATACGTTCTTCTAAAAAAGGAAAAACACAAACTCTTACATGGCGTTCTATTTTGCATCTTTTTTTCATGAAGCAAAAAGACATTGCGAGAGAAACCTCTGCACTTTTAATGCCTGGTTCTTGGAAAACAGCATCTGGTTCTGCTCTGCTATTTTTATTAACAGGAAAAGATGCCAATGATTTAATAAAAGTAGAAGATCCAAGCATCAATAAGGCTAAACGTGAAGCTCTTATTATGTACATACGCACGAAAAAAGATGGTTTATCACAAAGGCGTCAAGAGTTAGAAGAATCTATTTCAAAATCTGATGTAGAAAATATTCAAATGGTTATTGATTCTACTACAAAAGAAATTAGTGCAATTCAAAAGCAACTAGACTCTGCAAAAGAATCCAGCAAAAAATTAATGGCTGATTTATATGAATTTAATAGCAAACTATCTGAATGCAATACCGTTCTATATAATTTTGATGCTCTCGACAAACAATACAAATCAGATATTCAACGCTTAGGATTTATAGTAGATGGTCATATAGCATCTTCTGATATTCATATTCAAAAAAATTGTCCATTTTGCAACTCAGCATTAAAATCTGAGCCAAGAGAAGACTATGTTGCAGCAGCTGTTGCAGAATTAGAAAAATTAAAAAGGCATATTTCTGATTTAGAATATGCTAAAAGTACAACAGCTATAAAGAAAGCTGAACTAGAAAAAAGAATAGCTCAATTAGAAAGCAAAAAAGCTTATATTGATAACTACATTAATAACGAGTTAAAGCCTAGGCTGTTCTCTTTTAAAGAAACGCTTGACAAAAACCTAAAAATTATAAGATGGAAAGACGAATTAGATTTTATCAAAGAAAATGAAACCATCTACAATGATGATTTATTTGAAAAGGAAAACGAAAAAGATCCAATTCAAACACAATTTAACATATTCTCGTTTTTTGATTACAAGTTAATTCATGAATATGAAACTGAGCTTATCTCAGCATTGAGCGGAGCTCATATAGGTGGCGCTTCTACCGCAAGAATCAATGCGAGTTCCTTCGATGTTGAAATTGATAACACTAGTAAATCAACCTGCATGGGCGGAGGATATTCTGCAGTATTAAACACGCTAGTAGCTTATTCAATGCAATCATATATTTACAAGAAGGGTGGTTTTGCGCCTGGATTTTTTGCTATGGATTCCGCCTTAACTCAATTGTCAGAAGCAGAGTATATTAAAGAATCCGAATCAGTAAAATCCAACTTCATGCACTATATGCTTTCTAATGAATCTGATAGACAGATTATTATGATTGAACAAAAAGACGAATTACCATTTTTACCTGAAAATCATTCTTACAACAATGTTAATTTAATTGAGTTCACCAGAAATCCAAATTCAGGTAGATATGGTTTCCTTAATGATGTAGTTAATTCAGAGCACAAATAATAGGAGAATTATATGTATTTTACTTACGAAAAGCTGTGGCATCTTTTATTGGATAAAAAGATGACAAAAGAAGATCTCAGAAAACAATGTGGGATAAGTTCTAACACAATAGCAAAACTCGGAAAGAATAAGAACGTAACCACGGACATATTACTGAAAATCTGTATCGCTTTAAGCTGCGATATTAGTGACATTATGGAAATACAAAAAGAAATGAGGTAAAAAAATTATGGCAAAAACATTTGGTCCCGAAGAACATAAAATATTATCACTGTTTAGTGTTGACTCAACATTTTGTTATGAAGGAGAATTCTTTAAAGTAAATAATTCTGGAAAGCCAACCTGCAAAAAAGGTGAACCTAAAACCGATATATATGTAGAAGCTGTTAATAGTAACAACTGTGTTAAAGAGTTTAAAATCTCTTTTAAGCAAGAAAATGCTGAATTTCTTGAGAATAAAACCAATGCTGATCGTGCAGAACAGTTATTCGGATCTAAGTGGCAAGAGATTATTATCAGCGCTGTGACTAAACTACAGAACGATTTTCAAAAAAGACCACTAATATACAAGAGTAAATTAGGTCGCACAGATAAAGGTGCTATCACACTTGGTTGGAAATTTGAATTATTAAATGTTAAAAGCGGTCAGTTAAGTGAAAAAATAGATCTTACTAGACAGCAAGTCATTGATGTCTATGCGGGTACAAACCTATCTGAGGATAAACGAAATGCATATGTTAATGACGTTATTATAAAAGACAGTGGAGTTGCAAACTTTATACTAGTTAAAAGAGATAATATAGACACAACTCAAGACGCTGCTAATTCGTTAATTGCCATTGATGATTACGTTGATCAGAATCCAAAGGTGTATTTCGCTTGTAAAGCATTAAATTATCGTTCACTTAAAAATAAATATGATGGTAACAGACCTTTGGCAGTTTATGTAAATTGGTTCGTAACTAATGGAAAATTGGATTATGAATTAGTATTTAATAGACCTCTTTTAGAAAAGGGAGATGCTGTATATGAACGATTAAAATCAGCTTTAGATCTATTAGGCGTTTCTAATACTAATAATTTAGGTCTTGAGTTGATACAGCATACTGAATCTGTAAACATATAAACACAGATAAGTGGTGGAAACTTAGTTTAAAGTTTCCACCACTTATTTAAATTATGATAGAACTTTTTTAATTGCAATAGCTATTTCAAACGCTAAATTTACTGGTACTGCATTTCCAATCATCTTATAGCCTGTATCTAAGCTATCGTATATGAACTTAAAATTATCTGGAAATCCTTGTATTCTGGCTATTTCTCTTATAGTCATTCGACGGTATAGAGATTCTTTTCCTTTTACAAACCTGCAATCATTCATCCCAAATTTAACCATCTTGGGAGCCTGAGGATGAAGCTGGCATTGTCTTCCAGAAGCTTGCACTGTAAATCCTTGTTCATTCCAAGAACGAACTCTATTCCTACTCATAAATATAGAGGAAAACGCTCCGATAAAATACTCATTGTTATTTATAGCAACTGGATTATGATGATTTCGCTCTCTCGCAGGAATGGCCGTATCTTGCAAATCCCAAATGACATCTTTTAAGGTAAGTTTCTTCTCATCGTCCTCTGTAGATCCTTTTGGAAAAGAAAATTTTATATTTAAATCTTTTCTAAAGCCTATATAGAACACACGTTTTCTATCTTGTGCAACTCCATAGTCTTTAGCATTTACGAGTGTAAGATTCACATCATAGCCAGCGTCATTAAAAAGATGCAGAATATTTTGAACCGCGCTGGAATGCCTATTGGCTAACATGCCGCTCACATTTTCTGCCAAAAAGAATTTAGGTTTAAAATCTTTTAATATACGAATATAGTCAAAGAAAAGTTTCCCCCTGTCATCATCTATACCTCTCAAAGAACCGGCTTCTGACCAAGATTGGCATGGCGGTCCACCAATAATTCCGTCCAAGTCCCCAGACAGATATTCAGAGATGTCATTTTTTGATACTTTTCTAACATCACCCTCGATTAAATGTGTTTTCGGATGATTAATCTTGAAAGTATCCCATATAGTCTTGTCAAACTCATTAGCCACTGGTATTTCAAAACCAGCTTTTTCAAACCCTAAATCTAATCCACCACACCCACTAAATAAGCTTAATACTTTCATTTATTTTCCTCTGCATGAATGATATCTATATCGAAAGCGATTCCCTTTTTCTTGCAAAAATCTTTTATGTCAGATAGTGCTTTATAGTTTGGTATAGCTTTGCCATTTTCCCATCTATTAACTGTACAAAAGGAAACATTTATCTGCTTAGCAAAGTCTTGTTGACTTAGAAGACTTTGTAATCTAATTTGTTTTATTTTATTTCTCACATCCATGCAAACCTCCTTAATTTATATACTTATTATAGCGTTAATATAGCTTTTAGTCAAGTTTATATTAATCATATCCGAGGTTTTAACTAGGATTTTCCCGGTACCTGCAATATGCTCCTTAGCCTTACTTCCATCAATGAAAGTAAACCTCGCTTCATGATTTTCCCTGACAGTAATTCGTTTGACGATAGTTTCCAATAGTTTGTAATCGCCAACGAACTCACTATCAAATGGCTTGCTTATTGCTCTTTTGAGTTCGTTGCGAGCTAGCCCTACTAAATGAACCATCTCGTCTTGCAGTATTTTCTTTAATTCTCGCAT